TGCTGAAAACCCAACCCCTGCTGAAAACCCAACCCCTGCTGAAAACCCAACCCCTCCAAGGGCTCCCTTTAGTACTATTCCACATTCAAATCCTCACCTGGTGGTTTAATAATTTGGAAAGCATCATCCGCAATTTCCTTGCCGACCTACAGCGGGATTTCATCCGGCAACGCGCCACAAATGTGTTGCAAAACACGGATTACAGGCTTGCCAAACCACTTTTCAGGTAGGTATAGTAAAAGTATGTCAACAAACAATCCCCCTGAAATGCTTACAAGCGAGCTCACCATGAAATACGTGCCACCCGTGAAACCCCAAGCCCCCTTGGCGCACCCCCTCGCGGATAAACACTTGCTGCTGTTGGACACTTTCGCGGCCTACCGGGCCCTCATGTACGACATCACTAATGAACAGTTGGACAACCTCCAAGACAGCGAAACCGTCGACGACCTCAAAGAAGGCCTGTGCGCAGCAGCCGTGTTCTACACCGCGGCAATGGAAGAAGTCGACCGCGCCACCCGCGGCCCCGAATACGCCGCCGCCAACCTGTCGGACAGTGAACTAGAGCCGGGCCTCACCGAAGACTTACTCAAAATGGCGCGACTGAACCAGTTCGTCATTGAGCAACAAATCCCATCAGGGAACCTCACCTACGCGGGGGCACAAATGGTGAAAAGAGCCCACCGGCTACATGAACTATTCATGTCCAACACCTGCCTCACCGATGAAATCAAAGATGCGGTAGCTGCCGTATCTTTGGTCGCCTTGCAATACATTGCCTGCTGCTATATCATCCCCACGGAAGCAGAGGAAAGGAAAGGAAAAACAAATGCTCCCCGAAACCATTAGCCCTAAACTTTTGGACATGACCCACATGTTCATCGCCACCTACGCTCAAAACCCCATCACAAACCACGATGAAGTCAGGGTGGAAACATTGAAATTCGTTATTAAAAACGGGCACGTGGGTGTGAGCTCCGAAGGCTACGCCACCCCAAATTTAACTGAGCTTAACAAACTCACTGACATGTTTTCCTCCGTGTACGTTGTGACGGTGAACAAAAACCCCGAAACAAACCAGTGGATGTATCCTGTTACTGCGTACATGCAGGAAGAACTTTCCGACCATTTCCTGGACACCGCGTCAGACCTGTATGATTCACACGCTGTGCACACACTCGAAGAATTCAAAGAACAATATGAGTTCTTCGCCGCCATGCTTCCCGAAGACTATGTGGAACGGAACCCGCTTATGATCGGGTTTTATCGAAAATTCGATGATGAAAACCCCATGATAAACCTGGGTGAAGTGGGAAAGTGCGCGTTCCACGACGAGCCCGCCCCCTACCTGAAAAAGAAAAGCTTCTACAAACATTGGAAATCTGATTTCGGAAGTTTCAGTAACAAGATCGCCTTGTTCACCATCCGGGGAGCCCGGGTGGAGGGTCAAAAACTCTACGATTTGGACTATTTCACGCTGCAAACCCAACCTGATGGGGGTTTGAAAGCCCACCGGGTGGTTGATTTTAGTGATGATGAGACCCGGCACCGCATGCCACTATTCCACATTTTGGAACAATTAGTTGACAGTGAGGACTTCAAGCTCCCCATTGCCGTTATGGCAAACGGTTACCTGTTGGATAATGTTTACGGTACTTCCTCAAATCGGCGAATCCCCGAGGCTGTATGGTTCAGTGTGCCGTGGGCTGGTAAAACCGGTGGGGTGGAAATCGAACCCATGAACTATGTTCACATGACCCCACCAGAATATGCCCTATACGAGTTGCCGGACCCGCAATTCTTCCTTGACCTGCTCCCTGAAGAATTTACTGGTTCTGACCTGGTTGCTTTGGGTTTCGTGTTGCCGGAGTACTCTAACAGTGCTACTTTGTCTGAAATTCTAAAAAACCACGCGGAACAGGAACAGGAACTCCCGCCTGTAGTTGAACTGCGGGAAAAAGCCCCATTTGTCATGTGCAACAACCCGACTGAAGCAATCACCGAGGACATGCTGGCGGACGCCAACCTTGAGCCGGGCAAGGTGTACATGTTCAACCATTCCAAGCAAAAATTTGAGGAAGTCCGAATGTTAGAAGACGATGAATTAGACAACATTTTATCGTTTAAATCTGAAGAAGCCCCCACCCCGGCGCCAATTATGGATGAAACCAACCCCGAACACTACCGAAACTTCAGCAACAACACCGAGGTCATTGACATTGCCGAAAACCTGTCCTACAACGCGGGCAACGCGGTGAAATACCTGGCCCGCGCAACCCGGACAGACGGCCAAACAAAACACGAAAAACCCCTCACAGACCTGCGGAAAGCCAAATGGTATGTTGAGCGGGAAATCGACCGGCTGGAGCAAGGCAATGAGTGATAAAACCCCACTAGAGTCCATCCGGGATCATTTACAGGCCGTGCTGGACATCATGGCGGCGGAATACCCATCCCAGCTGGACAACAACGGCGTAATCGTGGCGCTTATTTGTGATGCTTGGGGTGAAATTATTGATGACACCAAGCCGAAGGATATTTCTGTTAAATCCTGGTGCAAAAACATCCCTAAGGCACCAAGTGTGGACCGGCAACTCTTAAACGAAGCCTACTGCGAACACGAATAGCAAGAAAGGAACAAACCAATGATCGAAATTGAAGGCCCACTGAAATTCGAACAAAAAGAAGCAAACGAAACCATCCGCAAAATCGCCGGAATTGTCAACGATGCCATCCACGCCCTGCGGGAAGTAGCCCCAAACGGACGACACATGCAGGACCTGGAAAAATCCCTGCAATTCACCACGGGACTACTCTGTGTTGATGTCACAACTGAAGCCCTAGACCTAGACATTCCCCGCAGGCTTAAAAAAGAACTTTATGCTGGGAGGGCCAGGTTTGTTGAAATGAACGATGAGGAAGAAGAAGCAGACATTAACTTGTTCGACCCGGAAGAATATATGTTTATCAGCACCCCCGAGGAACAATAGGAAGAAAAGGACAAGCCAGTGGACAATTTCCAACAACTCACCCCGGCCCTTGAAACATTCAACCAACAGGTCATGGCGGAAACCAGCCGAATCCCCGCGGCCGAAACTGAAGTTGCGGTCTTCGGGTTCGTGGTAATCAGCCCCGCCGAGGGTTTCGAAAACCAGCACAGCCCAATGGTCATGGCGGCCAGCAGCCAAGAACTCTCCGCAGAGACCATTGTGCAAGCCATGGTGCACCTGGCCCACGACGTGTACGGTATCCGGGTAGCCCCGGAAGGAAAGGAAAATTAACCATGCCACGGCTTAAAGTCGAAAAAGTCCAAGTGAAACCCTTACGCCCCATTATTCGTGACGGGCTACAAAACGAACAGTTGCTTGAAAAAGTCATCACCCCAGGGGTGTATCTGGTGGGTCACACCCTGGCGACAAGCCAGCTTTTGGACGCTTGGGGGGACCACATGAGGGAGAAACTTAGCCGGTATGAAGCTAAAGAAGCGTTTCTGAAGTTTAATGAGTTCGCCTCCACTATGCGAACTACCGTTCTAACAAGCCCGCTCACCCCCGCGGTGTTCGGCGGCCGGGTCTGTTATGATAGCCACCACCTGCCCAACCCTGACACAGCCCAGCCCGGCGCCTACCTGAACAACATTGTGGCCCAAAACCACTGGAGTGTGCTGGAACACGCGCACTTCAACTTCTATCTTGAAGGCGTGTCCCGCAGTTTCACCCATGAACTAGTGCGGCACCGGCACTTCAGCTTCAGCCAAGAATCCCAACGCTATGTGGCTCAACCCCCACGGGTTGTGGTGCCGCCGAACGCTACAGCGGATGAAGAACACGGCATTCTTTTCTGCTCGGCTTACGTTTACGAACGATACAAAGCCCTAGATCAAGGTTTACTGAGAGAAGAAGACGGTTTAACCCGTAAGCAGCGGCGGGAGAAAAACAGGGCCGTACTGCTGAACTGTTTCGCCACGAACATTATGGTTTCTGGTAACTTGCGGAGCTGGTTAGAGTTCCTACAAAAGCGCATGTCCCCAGCCGCCGACGCGGAAATGCAGCAAGTGGCAGGCTTCATCAAAGAAGAACTAGTCGAAGCCATCAAATTCCCAGATGGCACACCCCAGTTTGACATGGATCAGGCCTTAAACGGCCCCGCCACCAACGAACAACAAGCCCCCAAAAATGGGGAGGAAGAAACCAATGAGTAAAAAACACAAAAAGAGTAAAAAGGGTAAAAAGGGTAAGAAGAAAACCACCCTGTTTGAGCGGAAACTCAACAACGAAGTCCTGCCGCTTTTCGACGGCAACATGTTCTTAGATGATAACGCCAAAGGTCTTTTCGACACGCTCATCATCCCCGTGGGTTTACGTGCCGCCGTTCGAGAAGTAGGTTGGTGGAACTCCCACGCGGAACAGTTACGCTACTGGGATTCAGAAGTAGAACGCAGCAAAAAATTCGCCAAGGATAAAACCTACCGGAAAAAATTCATTGCCATTTTCGAGGAAGAAGCCCAAGAACTTATCAACGCGGCTAAAAAACCAGATGTGGAACTTATGCTGGACGGCATCGGTGATGTTTTGTTTACCCTTTTTGGCCTGGCCTGCGCCGCTGGCCTGGATGACCAGTTAGGGGCCGCGTTCATGGAAGTGTGCGAATCCAACGAAACAAAACTCCGCGGTGAACAGCGCAAAGACGCGGAAGGCAAACTCATGAAAGGTGACGAATATAAACCACCGCGGTTTGACCTGATTACCAAATCCATTACCAAAAAGGTATAATGGTAATCAGGGAGATTGTTGTAAATACCCCCAACCTTTTACTAGCCGGGTTGGGGGGTTTCCCCATGCTACATTGAGAATAGACAAATAAAACACGTTCTGGAGGTTGTGAATATGAGTGTTGGACAACAGCGGAAAGGCCGCGCCCTCAACAAAGCGAAAAAAGGCAAAGGCATGCACGGCGGCCGGTGGAACCACGGGTTCGTGCCGCTCAACGCGGTGGCGAAACGGCTAAAAGAGAAAAAGTTCCGGCAGCAAGGTGTGCGGCGGAAAAAACTAGTCGGGTCAAAATAGCATGCCGGCGTCAAAACTCTGTTCCTACCAGTGGGATGATGCTACAGGTCACCACGAATGCCTGGAGTTCGCCGCCCCAGGTGGCACCCGCTGCCCCCAGCACAAGCGTGGCAGTAAACCCCGCCGGGTGGGGGGCATCCCGGCAAGCCTCAAAGAAGCCATCCGGCAAAGAGACAATTATAAGTGTGTCATTTGCGGCGCCCCCGGTGTGGAAGTAGACCACATTATCCCCCTAAGGGATTTTCCAGAAGACCAACGCGCGGTAGAAGCCAACCGGCCCGACAACTTGCAAACCCTATGTTTCATCCACCACCAGCAGAAAACCGTGCGGGAAAACTTAGGTCACCTAGCCCCCGCCGACATGTTCGACTACACGACCACCTCGCGGAACCGGCACCGGCGCAGGTTGCGTCAGCAAGGTTTATGTTTGGAGTGATTTATCAATGGAAATAGTCGTGCCCCAGCCGGAGAAAAACCCGGACGGTTCCGTGAAACCCTGGCCTACTTTAGGTCCCCAAGTGTGCGACTTTTTAGAAGAACGAATGGTGTTCGGCCCAGGCTCCCTTGCTGGGGAACCCTACAAAGTACGTGATGACATCCGTTATATTCTTTACCGGGCCTACGAACACTACCCCGAAGGCTACACCTATGAGGGAAACGACCTCTCCGGCCGCCGGCGGTTCAAAAAAGTCATTATTTCCTGGCCTAAAGGCCTAGCGAAAACCGAACTCATGGCCATTATCGCCTGCCTGGAACTGCACCCCGATGCCCCAATCCGGTTCAACGGGTACGACCCGAAAGCCCCAGGGGGTATGGCCCCCGGCCGCAGTGTGCGTTCACCCTATATTCCCCTGTTGGCCCCCACGAAAGACCAATTGAACGACCTGGCTTATGGTGTGGCGATGGAAATCATGAAAACCATCCCCGACTCAGGTTTATTCGACCCCACCATGGCGCGGATTTTGATTCAAGGGGAAGAAAACTCCAAAATCCTCCCCGTGGCACCCATGCCGAATGCTTTGGATGGTAAAAAACCCACCTTTCAAGGCATTGACGAAACCCACCGCCTGGAAAAAGACCGCCACCACCAGTCAGTGCAAACCATGGAAAACAACCTGGGTAAACGCTACGAAGATGACCCCTGGCAACTATGCATCACCACCGCCGGTGACCCAAACGTTGACAGTGTGGCATCCCGCCAATTCACCCTGGGGATGAAAATATACGAAGGCCGCATCCAAGAACCCGATACCCTGTTCTACCACCGGCAAACCAGCGACAAAAACGCAGTATTTGACACCATCCCCAACCGGCTGAAAGCGTTGCGGGAAGCCAGCGGCCCAGAAGCAAGTCAATACCGGGATTTGCTGTCCATTGCCCGCATGTGGGACAACCCGGACGTTGACCCGGCCTACCTTGAGCGGGTTTGGTGCAACCGGTGGGTGGCGTCAGCAAGGATGGCGTTCAAAAAAGACGTGTACGCGGAACTAGGGGACCCAATGCTCATCATTCCCCGGCGCTCCCCCGTGGTGTTAGGTTTCGATGGTGCCGTGGCGAAAGACTCCACCGCCCTAGTCATGACCGAAATCAAAACCGGGGTGCAAAACCTCATAGGGCTGTGGGAAAAACCAGACACCGATGAAGAATGGCGAGTTCCTGTGCACGAAGTCAACGAGGTAGTCAATTGGGCTTTCAAACAATTCAACGTTGCCAAAATGTACTGTGACCCCTACTATTGGACGAACGACATTGACCGTTGGGCTGGGGTGTGGGGGTCAGATAAGGTAGTGTCGTGGCCCACCACCCAGCTAGACCGCGTGTACTATGCGATCCGCGCCTATCAGCAAGCCATAGAAGCCGGCGCGGTAGCCCATGATGGCAACAAAGACCTCATCCGGCACGTTGGCAACTGTGGTATATCCTACAGCAACCTGCTAGATGGTGAAGGGCACCGCAAATTCCGGCTGTCCAAACTCCAGTCAGAAAACAAAATTGATGCCGCCATGGCCGCGATCCTGTCGTGGAAAGCCCGCATGGACTGCCTGACAAAAGGCTACACGTCCACCACCCAGGCGTCCCAACTGCCGTTTAAAATCCGGTAGCCAAGTAAAATTTGAGTCAAAACTTACACAGAAGGAGAAGCTATGGGGTTGCCGACAATCCAAGTGGGGGCACCACTGAAAGCATCAGCGGGGAATGATATTTTAGCTAGTTCCCTGTCGGTGCTTTTCAAAGAACTAAGAGACCGGGAGAAAAACCTTCGGCAAGAACTCGCCTACCTCAACAACCATCCGGTTGATGACGTGAGTTCCCCAATAGCGCAGCTGGTGAGCCAAGATAACTCGCTGCGGGTTTTGCGGAACCTGGCGCGCACTAACTTTGCTAGGCTAATTGTTTCCGCCACCACTGACCGGTTGGGTATTCACGGATTCAAAACCGCAGAAGAATCCGGGGAAGACGGCGACGATGAAGCAGCCCGCCTGTTTGCCCTGGACCGGATGGGGGAGCAAGGCCTAGAAGCAATGCGGCTAGCGGTATCCCACGGGATGTCCTACCTGGTGGTTGACCCGTTCACCAGTCGGCAGAAAATCGTGCCCCCCTCGAACGGCGCGGTCATTACCGATGCGGTAGGTGAGGTACAAGCAGCCCTGGTAGTTCGCCGGGAACGCGCTGCCAAACGCGATGTGTTGGATTTGTTCCTGCGGGAAGTTGACGAAATTAGTGGTGAAGCCGTCGGCCCAACCCGGGTTTATCGGGCCACCCGGCCCGCCGACCCGGAAGGGTCAAGTTTCGTACCCCCAGGGGAATTCACGGACAAAACCACCAGGCGGGATCACGAAATCCCGTTGGGGGAAGACATTTCCGGCGGCTGGAAATGGCTCACTACGAAAACTGTCAACTATCAGCGAATCCATGTCACCCCTTTGGTGAATGAGGGCCGCATGGCAGACTTCGCCCCCGCTGTCACCATTATTGACCGGATCACCCATATGCGGTGGCAGCGGCTTGTTGTGGCCACCTTGCAGGGCTTACGCCAGCGCGCCATTTCGGGGAACCTGCCGAAAACTGACCCTGACACTGGGGAGAAAATCGACTACAACGAAATGTTTGCCATCGGCCCAGGTTCTTTGTGGCGTTTGCCGGAGGGTGCGGACATGTGGGAGTCCTCCCCCGCCAGTTATGCGGACAACACCACCGCGGTTAACGACGATAAGAAAGAACTAGCTGCCCTGACGAAAACCCCTATGTCGTACCTGTCGGATGCTGTCAACCAGTCAGCGGAAGGCGCCGGCATGCTGGATGATTTATACCTGTCGAAAATTGATGACCGCCGCAGCCGGTTCGGTGTAGCGTGGCAGGTGCACATGGCGAACGTGTTCGAGGCCCAAGGAGACAAAGACCGATCTGACTTGTCAGCAATTGAAATTGTGTGGGAGCCCATCAAGGTTTGGTCCATTACCGAATCCGCGGCGGCGTTCGCATCTTTGATTTCGGCGAAACTCCCCCTTGAAACCGCGGCAAAATATGCGCTCGGCATGTCGCCGAAGCAGATTCGTGAACTGTTGGCGTCAGCGGCAATGGCGAAGCTGGATGTTTCCGCCATCCCTGCTGCTACCCCACTGAACCGCATGCAGGCGCTCAACGCGGAGCAACAACAACAGGCGAAAGAAAACCGTCCGAGTGTTGGAAGGAGCCCTGAATAATGACAACTCCAGCAGTAGATAATGGCGGGTCACAACCCGCGGTGCCGGGTGAAGCCCTCCCCCCAGTCCCCAGCGTGTTTGACTACCCCACTGTGCTACCTGGTCAACAAATGACCGCGGAACAACAGAAACAGTTTCAGGTGGCGCAGGTGGCAGCAATCATGTACGCGGTGAGCCGTGTGCGGTTGGGTATCCAATCCACAGTGGTGTTGCAAATCATGCAGATTTTACGTTCCACCGATTTGTCGTCCAAACAGGCGGTGAAAGCCTTCGCCAAACAAGCGGCAATGCTGGTCCGCGCTGCCTCGCGGAACATTCGGCTCAACACTTGGGGTGGAGTAGTGCAGCGGGCACGTGTGTACGGTTTGGATTTGCCGGCTACGCCCCCGCCGGAAAATCGCATCCCTAAAGATTTACGGTTTACCCGAACCACAAACTTGGAAAAGGCCTATGAGCGGGTGGCGAACGAGTACCAGAAATGGTCTAGTTTAGACCGGCATGACCCGGTTTTGGTGAAAAATTTGTTACGTCTAAACCCCAGTGAGATCAAGGTCACACCCGGGTTGGATTCGTTCACCAAAGATGCCACCCCCAGCCCACCCCAACCCAAAACGGAAGAACCAAAACGTGACCAAGAAGAAATCAAAGAAGAACTGTCGTGGGAACAATTCTTCATCCAAGCGGCCAGCAAAGCTGAAAGCGTTAAAAAGCCACAAAAAAAGGGCAAAAAACCGAACAAACCGAACAAACCGGATAAAACAACAGCAACAACGCGAACAACAGCTACGGGAGATAACCAGCCAAGGCCCAGTACAAGCGATCATGGCGCCAATCACAATGATGATGCGGCAAATGATACCAAAACTCCAAATGCCGAAAATTCCACAAACACTACAAATACCCAACCCGCCGCTTCCAATTCCGCCACAACCAGCCAAATTGACGAAGAAGTCGGCGACTTCAAACAACAACTAGATGAAATGTCCGACCAGGACATGTCGCGGCTCATCGAACAATGGGCCAGGCAAAAAACCGAAGAACGCATGGAACGCATGGTCTCACAAGACATTGCCGCCGCAGCCCGCAACGCACACCAAGAAATCATGCGGAAAACCCCGAAAAAAACCATCACCGGGTACCGGCGAGTAGTGCACCCAGAACTATCCCGAACCGGCAGCTGCGGCCTGTGCATCGTTGCCTCAACAATGATCTACAAAAAATCAGACCTGCTCCCCATCCACGCTGGTTGCAAATGCGAAACCGTGGAAATCTACCAGATCGACGGCAAAACCTACGACCCCGGCCAACAAATCAACGACGAAGATCTATCAGTATTCTACGAAGAAGCCGGCGGCACCACCCACGGCTGGAAACTCAAACGGTGGAAATACAAAGTGGTAAACCACCCTGAATACGGCCCTACACTAGTAAATACCAACGAGAAACGCTCACTGGAGCCGATCGAATACGCGCAGGAAGGATTCAAAGATGAAGACTGAAGACATGCGGAAGCTTTATGAGGGTCTTAAAATAATTTTTGAGAACCAAACCCCCGAGGAGAAAGAGACACTAAGTGGCGACCAAGAAGCCCGTCAAGAAGCCGGTGAAGAAAATATCCAAGAAACCGGCGGCCAAGAAGAAGCCCCAGCCCAAGCAGCAGGCGAAGCCGCAATCCGGGTTCCAGAAAATGAGCCAAGCCCAGCAGAAGATGGACAACGCCCCGACCCCGGCGCAGAACCGAGCACTAAACCCGCTAGCGGCGAAGCAGCAGGCGAACCAGAAACCCCCAGTGAACCAGATGCAGACGAAACAAGCGAAGAAGCAGGCGGCGCCGAAGAAACCAGTAGTGGCGAAGAAGAAAAAGAAGACTTCCGGCCTGAAGAAATCAACCAAGCGGTAACCATCGCGGAAGAGCTAGGCCTACCCCAAAAGCCCGTGGAAACCCTATTTTCCCTGATCGACCGTGATAAATTAGTAAATAATGAAGGTGAAATTGGTAAGGAAGAACTTACCAATACGCTGAAACTCTTGGAGGCAATCGTCCTGCGGAAGCCGGCGGAAACTTCGAGGGAAGACAACTACGGTTACGATCCTGAAAACGCGCGGCAATCCACCGGGTTCGGGAAATACCTATAGGAGGAATAAAACTTGGGAACCAATAACCCACTCTCCCCCAGTGCAACCCTAGAGTGGAAGAGCATTGATGACACCCGCTGGCGGAAAAACGGCAGCCAGATTTCCGAATCCGGCCAAAACGGCATGCTGGTTATCAACGACAAGGTGAAAGCTGAAGGCCCGCACCGTGTCGGCCGGTGGCTGAAATCCGGTGTCCCACTCTACCGGGACGCGGACAACAAGCTTTATCTTTGGGACGCGGCAAGCGGCAAGAAGATTGCCGGTTTCCTGCAAACCTTTAAAGAAATCGCCCCCACCTTTTCCGACCTGACCGCGTACGGGGTGAAATTCTACGATGAAATCCCCGTTGGCATCCAAACCGCTGGTGAAATCTACCCGAAGTGGCTACCGGTGACCGTGCCAGATGACCAAATCCCTGTACGGTTTGGCGTGAGCCCCCTATAAAACTTTTTGAAAGGAAGTGGTTAAATGGCACAGAATGAAATGGCGACCTCCAGCCTTATTGACCCGAAGCTGGCAATCACGGTTGCGCGAAAATCCCTAGCAGACTGGGAAGTAAACAATCATGCTTCCCTGGCAGCCTACCTCCCATCCAAGGAGGTTCAGGACATTGCTTACGAAATTGATTACATTGACGACGCCGCGGTGACCGCTGCTAACTGGCGTGCCTTCGACGGTGCCGCAACCGGTGAAACCTACGGCACCGGCGCCAAGGCTGTTGGTTCTTTGCAGCCCGTTAGCCGTATTGACACGGTGACAGAAGAAGCAAAGCTCCGTATGCGTTTTGACGCGGACGAGGCTTTGAAGCGCACTTATGTTGATCGGATTGCCCGCGCCGCACAGTCCATCGCTTTGCAGGTGAACTACCAGCGGGCAAACGCCCTGTTCAATGCTAAGTTAAGCCTACAAGGCTCCGGCGGCCTGCGGATCGAGGTTGATTTCAACCGTGACCCGGCGTTCAACCCGACCGCAACGAAACTGTTCTCCGACCCGGCAGCCAACCCGTTTGAGCAGCTGCTCATCTGGCGGGACCAGTACTTTGATAAGAACCACGTGGAACCGGCGGAAATCTGGATGCCCAGCGTGGTGTTCCGTGCGTTCCTCCGCCACCCCAATGTGGTTTCCGCCACCAACCCCAGCTTTGCCCGAGAGCCGAAGTTCGCCACCCGCACCGCGGTCAACGAGGTCATGGTGGACACACTAGGACTGCCGCCAATTGTGGAAAAGTCCGCACAAAAAGTGAAGGTTGATGATTTCGACACCGGCCAAACCAAACTGGTGAACGTCATCCCCCAGGACAAGGTGTTCTTCATGCCGAAACCTGGCTCCGCCACGGCGCCGAACGACTTTGAGGATTACGGCGTGACCCTGTGGGGTGAATCCGCAAATGTTGATTTGCCTGGTATCAACAAGGTGTTTGATGACAAGTTCGGCACCCCCGGTATTATCGCCGGTGTGCTCACCCACAACAGCTTCCCCGTGTATTCTGAGGTGTTCGCTGACGCCCTGGCGATGCCGGTGGTGATCCAGCCCAACAAGGTTCTGGCCGGGAAGGTGCTGTAGCATGTCGCAACTTACCGCAAATGTGACCTTGCGGGGTCCGGCGCCGGATTTTGCGCTGAAGTTTTTCGGCCCCGGCGATGATCTCCCCGAATGGGCTTTGGAAGAGTTAGCGGACAGCTCCCACTTGTTCGCCGACGGTGTAAGCCTTACCCCGCGGCTTACCGGGGGTGCGGGGGAAAACGAAGACAAGGATGATTCCGAAAGTAAGGATGATTCCGAAAACCCTGGTGGTAACCCCACCCAGCCCCCGGTGAACAACCCGCCGTCCCGGAATAAGTCCGCCGCCACCTGGGCCGCCTACCTGAAAGAAAAAGGTGTGTCAGTGCCGGAAGGCGCTTCCCGGGAAACCCTCATTGACATTGCCGAACGAAACGGTTTATTATAAACCCAGAACCCTTTCTTTAAGAGTTCGGGAATGAGTGATGAACAAAAATACCCTGCTACGGTGGGGTATTTTTGTATATATGAGCAGTAACTATTTTGGCACCGTCGAAAACGTGGAACTCATGTTCCAGAAACCCCCCACCGAGCGGGAAAAGAAACTCATCGAAAAACAACTAGAACGGCTATCATCCATCCTCGCGGCAAGATATCCCACTTTACGGCAACGGTGGGAAGAATCCCTGCCAGATAGTGACCTGCGAATACTAGTGTCCCGCATGGTTGAGGCGGCTTGCGCCAAAATCACCCGCGCATCACAAGGTAACGTAGCGTCCGAAACCATCGGCCCGTACGGGTATGCCACGTTCGAGTCCGCCGACCCGGGCAAAGGCCTATTTCTCAAAGAAGACATTCAAGCCTTAGAGATGCTGCTTCGGCAAACTAGCGCGAAATCGTTAAAAATCACCAGCGATTTCAGTGTGACAGAAGCCAAACCCATGCTGCAACCAGGTGTACCAAACCGCGGCAACCAAGAATGGTACGGCCCAATGTACAAGTATTGGTACTTTTAAATCATGCTTAACGGTTTTTCCTATGATGTTTACGTGTACCGCCTAGCGAAATACGGGCCCGGGGGCTCCCCGCCGGCTGGGGCTAAAATTATCCCCCGCGGCACACTTGAAGGCCGGTACAAATCCCACACAATCCATGGTGCGGTAGTGTGCCCCAAAACCACCGCGGTGCCAGACCGCGCCGTCGGCTGGGCTAAAGTCATGGACACCGATAAAATCATGTACTGCCAGTATGAAGATGACATTATCCCCAGCGATTACTTTGCCTACGAATCCAGGCCAGGGAAACTAGAAATCACCCGCGTAGGTGGCGGCGTTATTAACGACTGGACTAGCCCATTTTCCATGTTCTACCAGGGTGGGAAAGAAGTCATCATGGAAAACATTACAGAACGAGGGGTATAACACATGGCGGAAAAATCCTGGGAAACCAAAGACATCAACCAAGCCGGCGGGCAACGCCGACTCTCTCGGCACTACAATGGGAAAAAACCCCGCGCACTCTATTTCCGCAACGAGCGGGAATTTGGCCGGCTACTACTACACAGCAGGGCACTGGAAAACCTACTCTATCGTAAAGCCCAATATATTAAATACCGTCTGGCGGTAAAAATCCCCCTAGGTAGCGGCAGGGAAAAAGGCCACCTACGGCACAGTTTCTATGTTGAAGTACAAAACCCTGGTGGTGTGAAGAAAGACCGTGTGGCAGTGAAAATCAAGAGTAAAGACCCTAAGGGCTTCTACTACGGCGATTTGCATTCAGCGAAACACAAACCAGCGCGGTGGACCCACAAGACCCTGCGGGAAGCAAGGATGTAACCATGGCACGCAAAAAAATAACCCCCATCGCGGAAGACATTGTTATTGAACTACTCAAAGACCTAGTTCCAGAAGGAGGCGGCATTGGCACCAACCGCGGAGCTGTTGAGCACGAATACATCACCCTCGCGGAACTGGAAGAAGCCGGACCCCTCAAAAGTAACGACTATATTCTAGTCCACCGCGAAGGCGGGTTCCTGTACTACGACCGGGTGACGGACATTGTAAACCTCACCATTTCCATCTTTACCAAAAATGAACGCCGTTCGCAAGAACTCATGATTAAAATCACAGACCGAATGGTAGAATCCGTAGAAGAAGATGTTTTAGGCTTTCCCTATGATTTTTGTGAAATCTTAAGCGGGCCTGAACTTCAAACAACCTGGACAATGGATGACCGGGTAGTGGAAAAGGTTTTCCAAATCCACATCCGGCCAAAATGGGAGGACTAAAAATTGGCGTTTAAGATTACTCTACCGGCAGACGCAACATCCGGTAGTTTTACGCTCACCGCGAAGGCGAAAACCACTGATGCGATTGAGCACCCGTTTGCCGCATCTGATGTGAAAGCTCAGCTGGTCAAGCTTGGTTACAAGAAGGCGAATGTGACCGGCCCCAATGGCGGCCCGTTTGTTGTGACCGGTGTTCGTGACCCGCTCACCGCGGACGGCACCAACCTTGGTGGTGCAACCAAGACTGTCACTGTGACGAATGATTCCGCCGCTGCCGGCGACGGCAAGACCTTTAAGGAAATCCGCGGCACCGATTCAGAACTCATCCGCAAGTACCTTGGCGGCTGCATCCTCATCGGTAAGGAAGATTCCGAAATCCCCGAAGAGTGGGGTATGGGTGAAGACGGTAATCTTCCTGACCTTGGGGCTTTAGGCTATGTGTCCCTAGGCTGGATCACCAAGTCCGAAGGTTTGGAATTCTCAACTGAAACCGAAAACTCCGACGTGGAATCCTGGGGTGCGCCCGAACCAACCCGTACGGACATCACCAAGAACGTGACCAGTGCACAGTTCACCTGCCAGGAAACCAACAAGGCAGTGCTCAGCCTGTACTTCAATGTTGATCTTTCCGACGTGGAGGTGTCTCCCAATGGCGATATTGTTTTCGACACCCCCACCGAGTTGGAGACCCGCTACTTCCCGATGATTTACATTGCCCACGACGGCACCGGGAAGAACGCTTCCTACTTCATCCGCGTGATGCCGCGGGCAACCGTTTCCGAGGTACAGTCCCTGTCCATGAACTCTGAAAATGAGTCCAAGTTCGGCATGACCATTAAGGCCACGGTGTCCGACAAGGAAGGCTACTCCGTCCGCAACGTGCTTACCGGCCCGAAGACCAAGAAGCTTGCTAAGCAGATGGGTTTTGCTGACTAACAGTCAACGGAAAATAGCCCCTAGCAGCCTCATAGCCGGATTGGATGTATTCACCAATAAAAAGGTGCGTACGTTTACCAAAAGTCCGGCAGCGGCTTTGCTAGGGGCTATTTTGATACCATAAACACGTGAACATCTACGACCGTCAAGAACAAGACATAGCCGAACTCAAATCAGAAGTCACAGAACTACAACGCATCGCCAAACCCGATACAGGCTGGCGCCCGGAAGACTTCACCACCGACACCGCGGAAACCATCCGGGACAAAAGAAACCTCATAGACATCATCACTAAATACGCGAGTCGGCAAGAAAACTTCGAAGAGTTCCAAAAAATCCACCAAAAAACCTACGACAGCCTTAAAGAACTACTCGAAGAATACAAAATAGAATCAGGCGAACGGGCCAGGCAAGCCAACATCTACCAAGAACTCAAAGACTGGTGGGACCAAAACCAAACCATTATCGAAAGCGCGCAAGAAGCCCAAGACGTGCGTGCCCAATCCTCCGCTATCTTAGAGAAAGTAGTTCGGGAAAAAGGCTTTATCGAACAAGTGCAGCGGGCACTACTCACCCAGATTGCAACAAACAAGCGGGAAATAGAAACCCTCACCAACAGTGCTACTACCGCGATCAACCAGGCGGTAGAAGAAGCCCGCCGACTCAAAGACCAAGCAGGTTCCGCCGCCACCAATGCGGTGAACACCCGCGTAAGTCAGCTAGTCGACGGCGCCCCCGCGGCTTTAGACACCCTACGGGAAATCGCCGCCGAACTAGAAAAACATACCGATGCTTTACGTGCCCTCACCCAAACAGTAGGGCAAAAAGCCGACGCGGCAACAATGAACACTGAACTAGGCCGCAAACTCAACCTTTCCGAAGTGGCAATGAACCCTGACGGCAACCGAATTGTTCGCCGTAAACCTAACGGCACAATCCCCCTCCCCGCTAATCCCGGCGCGGAACCAAACAGCGCGGTCAGCAAGCAATGGGTGGAAAACTATCACCAAAACACTGACCCCAAGCCACACCACCATACCCCTAACGACATCACTGCCTTACCATCCACCATTGTCACAGTGATGAAAAACTACCAGTGGGAAGGAGCCCCCGGCGACTACGTAAAAATAGGCCAAGACGGCAACACTACCACCCCCAAACTCTTCACTTCCAAAACCTACGGGGACGTAGCCTTCGCCCGCGACCTTTCAGCCCGCACCGGTGCAGAAGGCACCACCAGCATCACAGGCAGCACCGGGCACAAAAACCGCACCGTAGTCACCGACGCCAACGGCCGCATCCACAACAACAGTGCCCCCACCCTCCCCAGTGAAATAGTCAACAAACGGTATGTTGACGCGGGCATGCCCTGGGTTGGCACAGATGCGGAATACAAAGCCCTCACCGACAAAGACCCCAACCGTCTGTACATCATCAGGTAGGCGCAAACATGACCATCATTGACAAAACAGCAATTACAGCAGCATACCTAGGTGAAACGCCAATATATAAAATCCTCGACGGGAAAAACAACCTTGTCTTCCAAGACGTCAAAATAGAAACTTACGCCAAAGATGGGCTCATACACCCCCCAACATTTGCTAAAACAGCATCCTTTTACATTCAAGGCGCCGGCGGGGGTGGTAAAGGCGGCTTCGCTTTCCCCACCTCACGATCATACGTTGGACAAGGCGGACAAGTAGGCGGTTACCGGGAAATCCTAGACCAACCAATAGAAGACTTCTGGCGGACCGAAGGTTTACAAATTAAGATCGGTAAAGGCGGAGAAGGCGGCACCCCTAGGGATGTCCAAAATTCCCCTAATGGACAAGATGGTGGCTGGACAGGGGTAAAACTCAAAAAAAGTGAAGGATTCTACGCCGCCGCCGGCGGTAAAGGCGGAACAGAACACTATATTGAAAACAGCTATATCCCCGACCGTGTAAACGAACTTGGACAACTAGTATGCGGTGGAAGCTCAACAATAAAACACATCACCGTCCCAAGGACTTTTAACCCGACACATAATATTTTCCCCGCAACAGGCGGAAAACTGGTGTATAACCACACAGCCCGAGGTTTTTTCCGATTCTCTTCAGAAACCGGGGATCGTATCATCGGGAGCGTTGACGGACTCGCCGGAGGGGGTGGTAGTGGCGGCTCCCGCGGCGGGTACGGGAAGACAGTAGTCACCGGCGGTAAAGGCGGTGACGGTTGGATTATTGTTGTTTGGATACCGTAAACTACAAGTAACGCCACACTAACAAGAAAGGCCCTAAATTGTCTGAACAAAAACGTGGACGGCTTGTTGTTGTCGATGATGACGGCAACATCATTGATGATGCCCCCCAAAGCCAGCCAGAACCGGCCACGCCACCGCAAAACATTGAAGAAGTTGAGGTCCCCAAGGAAACCAAAAAGTTCGATCTGAACTTTGAAGATTTTTATGAAGAAGCCCGCGAACTAGATAAAAAAGCAGGCTTCGCCACAGAACCCCTCAACTTTATCATCCCAAAAAAAATGTCCGGCACCGGACAAGATGAAATTTTCGAAGTGTACCCACCCACCGCGGGGCAGCTCGCCACAATCTCAACGCTGAACCCTGAAGATTTCGTTTCCATCCTTGCGTTGCTTTTCATCAAGGAATCCAAAGAACCAGGCGGGGAGCCTGACACCAGCGAATACGAGCGATTCCTGCGTTGCTTAGATCACATGCCAACGAGCATCTTCATGGTTTTCATGGAAAAGTTTGTTGCCTGGTGGGCACCCAACGCTGCTAACATGCCCGCTACGCTCCCAAAATCAGTGAAATCTATTCCTTATGCAAGGAATTTGGCTCAGAGCTATACCTAGACTACCTAGAGTATGGGGTAGAAATCACCGACTTCTTCCGCGGCAGAAGGTCCTGGAAACAATTTTGGGTACTATTCAAAGACTTACCCCCACACTCGCGGACAAAAAGTAAAATGCTAGCAAACCGCGAGGTGGCAGCCTATGAAGTCACCCAACTATCCGACGAAGAAATTAAGGAATCCATTCTTGACGGTAGTCAACCCGCGGAAGACCGCGAACTTCCACTTTGCGGTTACACGCCGCTCATGGCGAAACTCGATGATGTAGTGGATCACCTCATCATCAGCCGTGAATCCATGGCCCGAATGTTCGGGAAAAAAGACAAAAGCAAAGTAAAACTCACAAAACGCCCCAAGACCGCCTACCAAATTGAACTGGAAAAACGCCAGTTAGAATATGAAAGGGAAGCTTATAATTCCACCCTTGCGGCGTTCGGTCTTTAGTAAAAATCTAATCCGTGGGGGTCGGGTTAGATTTTTACTTAAAGGAGGGTTGTTTTGGCTAGCGGCTACATGATTGGCGAAGCCTATATTCGCATCTTCCCTAACGCCAAGAACTTTCACAACAAACTCAAATCCGAGGTTCAACGAGAATCCAAAGGGATTGATGTTAACGTCCCCGTAGAACTTGAGGACGAAAAGTTTAAAAAGCAGTGGGATGAGTTCAAGCGTCGGGTCAAAGCGGAGGCAGAAAAAACTTCCGCGCAAATCAAACTAGACCTTGATACAACAAAAGCCCGGCGCCAAGTTGAACGGTTCGTCCGGGAAGTGAAAAAACAAGATGCCACCATTGACCTGTTCGTGAAGTTCCAAAAGGAAAGCTTGGAAAAAGCCGGGGAAAAAATCGAACGGTTCAAGAAGAAGCATGAAAAGCTCCGCACCGCGGTGCAGGTGAACACGGCGAGGGCAAGTAAGGAATTGTCGGCGTGGCGTCGCACTGAAGCGGGTAAAGCTGTGGTGCAGACGGTTATTACCAAGCATGTCGGGGCTAAAGTCCCGGTATCTAACCCGTTTACTAGTGCGGCAAAGAATGCCCAGAAAGAAGCCCTCAACGCCTTAAACTTCGTGCCGCGGCTACTTGCCAAGGCCAATGAACAATTCGATGCTGGTATCCGCCAAATTTACGATCCGTATGTTCACCTGGCGGAATCCATGTACAAAGCGGGCCTGAAGCCGTTCCAGCTGTTCCGTGACCAGGTTTGGAATAACTCCAAAACCATGGAAGAGTTTTTGGAAAAAACCAAGATCGCGGCGCTTTTGGCGTGGGACAAGATGTTCCCTAAAGACAAGGTGGAGCAGGCTACTGATTTCATTACCACGCAGTTTGATTCAATGCGGGTGAAGGTTTCCAATATTTGGGAAGCTATTTTCAAACGCGGCCCCCCAAAGATGGATTGGCTGAAGAATCTGGGGGGTGGGGCCATTGAAGGCCTTAAGGGGAAGTTCGCGGGGATCAAGGATATTTTCAAGAGTGGAAATTTCCAGATTCTCCCTAATTTTGATGTGAGTTTGAAGACTCTTGAGGGTCAACTAAAGTCTTTTGTGAGCAATGTCACAGGGTCTGTGTCGGGGGCAGTGAGCACCTTAGGGTCAAAAACCACCGCCGCTTTCACCAACATTGGCAACAAAGCCGGAAACCTGCTCACCCCAATCAAAACCAAACTCACCGCAGCAATCGCACCAATCAGCGGACAAATCACAACAGCGCTCGCCCCCGTTACCACAAAAATCCGCGGCATGTTCGGCCGGGGCCTCATCCAAGCCCGGCACCTCATCCCGGATTTAGGGCCGGCAGCTGCCCGGGCACATCGAGTCTTCACGGCGCTAGGGGCCGCCGGACGAACCGCATTCCGCCCCGTCGCAGCCCTAGGCCGTGGTATCCGCGGAAGCTTCCACGCCGCTGCCAGTGGGGCCGGGTTTTTAGCTCGCGGCATCCGCAGCCTCACCGGACGGTTCGCATCATTCGCATTCCGGTCAACCGCGGTATTTAGCGTTATGAAACGCGGATTCAGTCGTATTGGCGACTACGCTATCGGCGGCATGCGCGTAGCCATTGGCATGTTCATGAAGATGGGGGGCATCCTACTTCAAGCCATCATGCCAGCCTTAGGGGCCATCGCAGCTGGGTTCGCAGCCCTAGGCGGACAAGCTCTCATCGGCACCGTCCTAGCCCTAGGCGGCGCGGTAGCCAGCGTGGCCACCGCGGCCGCGGCCCTTGCCCCCGCGTTCCTAGCAGCAGCCGGCGTCAGCTTCGCAGCGCTCAAAATCGGCCTCGAAGGCGTCAAAGAAGGCGTCAAAGCAGCATTCAGTGCTGAAACCGCGGAAGAGTTCGAAAAAGCCATTGAAAAACTCCCCCCCGCGGCGCAAAACATAGCGCGGACATTCCGTGAGTTCCAACCCCAAATCAAAGCAATGAAGGAAGCCGTTCAAGGCAACCTACTTGCCGACCTGGGGCCAGGGATCCAATCCGCCATGAACAACCTGCTCCCAACATTCTCCACCGGGCTGCAAAACATTGCCACCCAGTGGAACGGGGCGCTCAAAATGGCGTTCGCGGAACTCTCATCCCCGCGGGCACAATCCGGCCTTGCTGCGGTCATGGATGGCGCAAACCAAATGGCCGCAAACATGCAGCCGGTCATCTCCAACCTGCTAGCGGCAGCCGGGTCACTCGCTGAACAAGGCAGCAAATACCTAGGCTCCATCGGTACCGCCATCAGCAACATGACCGCTGGTTGGGTGGAAAAAGTCGAATCACTCAAACAAGTAGACGCCTCAACAGGCCTGTCTAAATTCGACACCATCATCCAAAACGCCAAAACCAACCTAGGGTTCCTGAAACAAATCCTCGACGGTTTATTTGGCACCCTAGGAAACCTACTCAAAGCCGCAGAAGTAGGCGGCGGCGGGTTCCTGAACATGATGGCCACCGCCCTACAATCCCTCAAAGCCGCCACCGCGGAAGGCACAGAAGGCTTCAAAAACATTGTCACCTTTATGCAAGCCTCCGCGTCAGCGGCAAGCCTGCTAGGGCAAGCCATAGGTCCAGTGCTCAGTATCGTAGCCCAGGTCGCGGCAGCCCTCGCCACTGTTGCGGCAACAGCAATACCAGGTGTCCTAGCGGTATTAGAAGCCGTCAAAACCGCCATCCAGCCAATCTTTGATGTCGCGGGTAAAGTCGGCACAGCGCTAGGGGAAGCCCTCCAAGCGGTTGCCCCCGCAATATCTCAACTAGGTGCTGCTATAGCCCCCCTACTTGAAGGGCTCGCACTTGGTATTAAAGCCATGTTCGAGGCTGTAGGACCAGCCCTCACATCCCTGATTGCATCCATTGGTCCTGCCATGGAGGCTCTCAAACCAGTATTTGAAACCGTTGGCAAAGCACTTGGTGATATTTTCGCAGCCCTAGGTCCAATCCTAGAGTCCACCATAAATATGATTAAAGCGTTCTCGCCAATTCTGGATCAAATCTTCAAATACATTGGTGAAATCGCAACAGAAATCATTAACGGCCTAGCCCCGCTGTTTACCGGGCACGATTCCGTCCTGATTAAATTTGTGGACTCCCTTAAACCCCTAGTGGATGTTCTAGGGCAAGGGCTACTTAGCGCAATTCAGGCGTTGCAGCCGGCGATCCCACCTGTGATTGACGCTTTCAACAAGATTCTCGAATCACTCATGCCACTGATGCCCACCATCACAGATGTGGTGCGGGTCATTGTTGACGGTCTAGTCACAGCCCTACGGGATTGGCTGGTCCCAATATTTGTCCTTGTGGTGAAGAACATTATGGCTTTTGCCTTACCGATCATTGACTACCTTGTTCCGATCCTAAAGGTTCTCATTCAGATTGTGATTGGGGTAGCTGATGTTCTCATTAGCGCGTTCAGCACCGCGATGAAATTCATCATGCCGATTGTGCAAGCCGTAGGGGCCGTCATCCAATGGCTAGGCGACATCATCGACCGCGTTATTAAAACCTTTATCGCACCAATCATTGAAGGCTTCAAAAACCACATCCAAGAAGTCTTCGGGTTCTTCATCTCCCTTATCAAAGGCGACGTCAGCGGTGCGTTGGACCACCTCAAAAACATTTTCAAAAACGTTGTCGACACCATTAAAACAATCTGGGAAAAACTCAAAGAGCACTTCGGTACACCAATTAAATTCTTTATTGATGTCATCATCAACAAAGGTATCGTTGACGGCTGGAACTGGGTGTCTGACAAATTCCTCGGCGGCAAACTCCCCAAACTCGAACACATGGGGTACCCAAGCGGCCTGAAATACGCAACCGGCGGTATCCTACCTGGCTACACGCCAGGCCGCGACCCGCACAAGTTTTACAGCCCAACCGGCGGGAGCATTGCCCTATCAGGTGGTGAAGCAATCCTACGGCCTGAAGCCACTCGCGCTTTTGGACCGAAATCCATTGACGCCATCAACAAAGCAGCCCGCGACCACGGCGTGAAAGGCGTGCGACGCCTCATTGGGGAAGGCGCACAGTATAAAGACGGCGGCATGATTGATGAAAAAATCCACCGCGTCCTAGAAGAACTCAAACCAGAACACGGCAAACCCTACCAATACGGCGGCACCGGCAACCCCAGCTGGGACTGCTCCGGCTTGTGGTCTGGTATTGTGCAAGCCCTCAACGGCGGGAACCTCCGCGGTGGACGTATTTTCAACACCGAATCACGGTTCGAAAACTTTGGGTTTGAACCAGGGCTCAAAGGTCGCGTCACCATCGGTGTGCTTTCTGGTAAAGGCGGCGGAGAGAACGGGCACATGGCCGGCACCATTGACGGTATGAACCTTGAATCCTCTGGTGATAATGGTGTGCAAATCGGTGGTCGTGCCCGCGGGTCTGACAATTCCCTGTTCAACCACACCTACACGTTGACAGAATTTTTAGGAAAATTCATCTCCGGCGGTGGTGGCGGGGCAAGCTTCCTGTCCATCCTCATCAGTGGGGTGAAAAAATTCCTCGACGGGTTACTTAAACCCATCAAAGATAAGATGACCGGTGATGGGGAACACGGCAGCGGCACCTTCGGACGACTAGTCCCCGCGGTGGCTGAAAAACTCTTTGACGCCACCATTGATTTCATCATGTCGAAACTGCCAGAGTTCGCACCAGCTGGCGGTGGGGGCGGCGGTGGGGACGTTGAGCACTACCGACCCCTGGTTGAACACATCCTGGAATCCAAGGGCTTATCCAAGTCCTTTGCTGACAGTCTGCTTCGCCGCATGAACCAAGAATCCAACGGTAACCCGCGGGCAGTCAATAACTGGGACTCCAATGCTGCATCCGGTAACCCATCTAAGGGCTTGATGCAGGTGATCGACCCCACATTCCAAGCCTACAAAGACCCAGGCTACGACGATATTTGGGATCCAGAAGCCAACATCCGTGCTTCCATCAACTACGCGATTGCCCGCTACGGCAGCTTGCCCGCGGCCTACGATCGTGCCGGCGGCTACGATTCCGGCGGTGAAGCCCACGGCACCGGCTACATGCCGAAATACACCCTGCGGCCAGAACGTGTTTTGTCCCCAGGGCAAACCAAAGCGTTTAACCGGTTCGTATATGACTTCCTGCCCGAACTCATCCAGTCCTATAAGAAAGACCCCCAGCGAATCAAAAACGCGGTTAAGGACATCACCAAAGAACTGCGTATCATCAACACTAACTTGTTGAAAGAGCGCGACAAGCGGATCGACAAGTGGTCCGAATGGGTGGCAGAGGATTTCCGCCAGCAAGAAAAAGGCGCAAAGAAGCTCAACAAGATTGACATGTCAATCTTCAACGAGAAGTGGTGGAAGAACAACACCAAAGACGGCGACCCCGACAAGCTCATTAATGCGTTGGAGAAATACGCCGACAAAAACGGCGACAAAATTAAAACCAACGTCAACAAGGCCGCCAAGGATGTCGGGACTGTCCTGGAAGACCCCCACGGTTACCTCAAAGCCGAGGAAGTCGCCCGCGAACGAGTAGAGAAAGAAAAGGAAGAAGCCGAAAAGAAAGCGGAAGAAGCACGCCAAGACAAGGAACGCGAAGCCCAGCGCGACGCGCAGGAGGCTAAGTCCGACCAACGCCGCGAAGACAACAAGAAAAAGAAGGAGGAACGCGCCGAAGAACGCAAAAAGAAGAACGAGAAGAAGAAGAAGGAACTCAAAGCCGCGAAAACAGACGCTGAAAAGAAGGCGATCGAAGCGCGGTACAAGAAGGAAGAAGAAGAAGCTTCCGACGCCGAATATGAACAACGGAAGCATGAGAAACGGGAGGAACAACACCAGAAAGACCTAGACAAGAAAGAACAGAAGAAACTCAAGGAGCAGCAAAAAGAACGCGATAAGAAACTCCAGGAGGAAATTAACAAGAAAAAGGAATCCGGCGAATACTACTACGGTTATAAGGTTCTTAAGGAGGACGGTAGCAACCCGGACGCCTACAAGGAATCTGACAACGACAAATTTGCTTCTGATACTGGCGATGCGGTCGCTGGTAAATTTGACCTAAGCGGGATCACGCAGAAACTCCGAAACCGCTTCCAACAGGGCAAACAGCTAGAAGCCGGTATCAACCTCGCCTTGCCAAGCTGGTATGCCGCCCTCAACGGTGACACCAGTGGCCTGCGGCACAACGTCGCCGCGGCTTCCGCCATGACCTATGATGAAGCCGAATCCAACCTGCGTTCCTACGGCCCAGAGGCGCTTGCTGGCCTGCTAGAATTTGGTTTGAGCGGCGCTTCAACCCGGCGCGCAACCAGTGCCGGTCCGCTTATTCAAAACGCTTACCTTGGCATGACCCAAGCGGAAATGATCCAAGGCTTGAGCAAATACGATGCGATGCGAGCCCGCCGAGGAAGTGGTACCAGGCGGTAAACGAGTAAGGAGGACAGATGGTTTGGAAAGACAGCGTGATGGTGGTGTACCAAGGCCCGCCACGCTGGGACGGTGCAAAATGGGTCAACGGTGATCGGTTCCGGCTATCTGGCTTCCCTCGGGGGGAACGCCTCCAAGACGGGGTTGAACTAGCCCGCGGACTAAGTGGGCTAGACCGCAGCACCGATGAGTACCGGATTGACACGGGGGCAAACACCCCCGGCGGTGACCTTGTTGCCGTGTCCACTGGCCGCCGCGAAGTGAGCGGGCAAATCAACATCCTAGGAAGCAACCCCGCCGAACTGCGGAAACATTACCGCAAATGGTGGCGAAACCACCCGGAAAAGGAAAAAGGCCGACTATGGTTCTACACCCGCGAAGGCGAACCGCGGTACCTGTCTGTGGTGAAAACCGAGGGGGCCGGGCTTTTCACCAATGAGCAAGACCCAGCCTTACTGAATCGCATCACCTCCATGCCGTGGGGGTGGGTATCAGACCACCCTTACTTCTATGGTTACCGCACCAGCCATGACTTGCGGCACACCGGGGACGGACACTTTAATGCCGTGTTCTACAACCCCTCCACAGTGCCCGAAATTTATCCCGACCTGTATTTACCGGGTGGCGGTAAATTCCAACTATCCCTAGGCTATGGTCAACCCTATTTCCAAACCAAACCAATCCCCCGCGGTTCAACCGCGAAAATCAGTTTTGACCCGCGGAAACGAACCTATGTGGAAAAAGACGCCCGCGGGAATTACACAAACCTGTGGCCACTCATGTTAGGCCGTAGGCCAAAGATCAGCCTGGAACCAGAAACACTCAATAAATTCACTGTGACGTTAATGGAATGGACCAACAACAACGATCAACGCCTCGATTCTGACCCCCGTATTGTCTACACACCGGAGTTCATGTCATGGGTCTAACAGCGAAACCAGGGTACGAATCCACAGTCAAAAACGGCTACCGGTTCGAGATTGAAGTGTTCAGCGGGGACGGAGTTTACCTCGGTGAAATCGGCGATTACGACGATTTGCAAATCGAATTTTCCAGCGAAATCACCGACTACGATACTGGGTCTTTTGCTATCCCCTCCACCTCGGTTTGGGCACCGTTTTTTAACGGGATTCAAGGCCAAATCGTTCTCATTCACATTCTCATTAGTGATGATGATGGTGTCTGCAAAAAATGGACCGGCCGGGTTGATGATGTACAGTACGGTGCGGAATGGTCCCCCACTAAAACTACCATCAATATTATTTCCGACAAGATTTGGTACAAACACATTATTTGTTGGTCGGCGCCGTTCTCCCCAATCGGTATCCAAGCCCCGAAACGGCGGGTGAAAACCGGGCCGGCTATCTCCCAGATGAAACAATTCATCATTGACAACCTTATTCGTATTCAAGCCCCAAACCTAAGCGGTCTGCAACAAGCCCGGCTATCAACCTACAACAACAACCCCAGTGAGTTCCCCAATGTGAAAGACATCATGACCCCCGTGGTCATGTCTAGCATTTCCGACCAAGTGGACACCAGCCCCGTGGTGGCGCTCATGGCCCAAATGACCCCCGCGGATGAACTATGCCACGAAGTATGCAAAGACTACAACCTGCTCCCCACCGCGGAAATGATCGTACCGGGCCGCGACCCGAAACCAGACTGGTACACAGGTAACCTCGACAAACCCCTAGTAGTGCTGGATATTGTAGACAAAGATTTATCCCGCACCAGGTCACAGTGGCAGCCCAAGTGGAAAGCGTTAAGCAAGGAAGCTCTTGTGTTTGTTCGTGGGCTGTTCGGACGCTACGACGCACCACCACCAACCCTTATTAAAGTCAGCAATACGGAACAGTTAAAGCAGTTCTTTGGCGATAATCCCACCACTGACCCATGGGTGATATTCCGCCGGTCACACGAACACTGGGGGAAATATTCCTACCGCATCGTGGCCCCCCGCGCGGTAAAAAGCATTGCTGGTGGTAAATCCCAAGACTTCCTTAACAAAGGTATCAGCCTACTTATCAACACCGCAATTAAAGGTGCCCTGTCCATGATTGGGCTAGCTTTCGTCGGGGACATCATCACCGGGGAACTGGACGATATTCTACTCGCCTACCAGGTGGCTGATGACAATTTTATGCGGGAAAACCTAGGGAAATTCGCCCTACCCGAGTCCTACGACGGCAAAGGGGTTACCGCCTACAGTTTTGACTCGACACAAGCCCTACGGGCCGGACGGATTGAAAACCTAGGGTTCTATGTTGGCGAGTTCACCGGCGGCCTGTCCGCGTTTAAACCGTTTAAAATCTTCCGGGACTTTGACCTGCTTGACCCCATAGGTTGGGAATCTGACGACGGTGAAACCATTTATACTGAACGTATCAAAAAGATCACCGTGCAACACAACCGCGGCGCCGAGCCCCAATTTGAAATCAACGTTGGACGAAATGAACGAATGGATGACCCAATGGAGCTCACACAGCGCCAACAAGCGCGGTTCAGTGTGGCAATCAAAGCGGCTTTTAACGTGGATTAAGGAGAAAACACATGACAAATAGCTTAAGTGATATGTTGGTCCGGTTGCGGTTCCACACCGAGGGGGACGGGTTGGATTTTGCGAAAACCCGCCGTGCCGCTTTCGTGGTGGAAGACGGTTATGGGGAGCTTCCCCTGCCTTCGGGGCAGAAAGGGGAAAAGGGGGATACTGGCGACCCAGGCCCCGCGCTTTACCCCGACCTGGTAGTAGGTGGGTCTGACAGTGACGCGCTCAAAGCCCTACAGAAACGTTCCGCGGCATGGAAAACAGACCCAACAGAATCCCGGTTTTTCGTCATCAACCGGGACACGAAAACCGGTTTTTTCTACACCCGCGGCGGTTGGACGATCATTCGGAACTTGTTTGGGGCTAATTCTGAACTCACCCCCGCGGAGTACCAAATGCCGGTGACACTGAAAAATGTGGCGACTGAACCATCTAGCCCAACTGATGGTGTAGTGCTGTTTGTACAAGGCGGCAAGCTTTATATGAAGAACCCCGCGGGGGAAAAGAAGCAGCTTGGCTAATGTCGAACCGTACACGAAACCACCCGCACTGGAATGATGATCCCTGGGATTCCGCGGCGGGAACCGCGACCCAGGATGGTATAGGTCCCACACTGGGGAAATACGATCTTTCCGCTTTAGGCAACGGCAACGTCCAAGATATTGACCTCACCTACAAAGATCGTGAACTCCGTGATGACCCGGCTAGGCAAAATAACCCGATTTTCCGGCTTTTCCAATCCATATCGAAACGGTTATCTGATTTCCGCAATGAGGTCTTGAAGCGGTTCATCAGGGAGCGGGAAGACACCGAAAAAGCGGTGTTGGCTGCAAAAAATCAGTTCAATGACCGCCAATCAAAATACGCCGCGGCATTGGACGCGGCACAATCCTATGGTTCCTGGACGATCGAAAAACAGTTTGACCAGCAGTGGTATGAGGAGACTTATTTTTGGATTTTCACTAAATATAAACCCAAATGGGGGATTGTGCCAGTGTGGCATGGGGGTCAAGTGGGACCAGCAAAAAACTGTCATATTGATAGTGGCATTATTGTTTTAGACCAGCCTGGCCTGTGGCGGTACAATATCAGGCTATTGGTTACTGAACAGAATTTGAGTACTCCGCCTGGGATGGGTGATTGGCCAAAAAACTATATCAGTGACAAGGATGATTCAGACACATGGATTCGCGTTGAGGTGTGGCGTGCGGATGCCAGCTTGCAGGATATTGATAGCGATGATACTTCCAAGATTATTTCGCGGCAGACAGAACAATTTGGACAGAAGCAATCACAGCTCACGGCAAGTTTTGCACCTATAGTGCACACTGCTCATTGTGACGGAACCGTGTTTTTGGATAGCAACATGGCGGGTCAGCGGGGGGCTAAATTGGTTGTGAAGGTGTGGGGGGCGCTTGTTCACGCGGGGGCTGAATCAACCCGTGTGACGGTAGACATGTTGGATACTAGTCATTTGGTGCCTAAATCGTTGAAGGAGGGTGGCGAATAATGTTATCCCACGCGGAAGAGTTAGCCGGGGCGAAAGCGAATGTTGAGCGGTTAAAGCAGGCTATTAAAGATTTTGACCCTGACACGCCGTTGGGGCAGTCGTGGCCACTGGCGCAGCGGAAGCTGTCGCTCAAAGCCGCGGAGGCGTTTTTGGAAAATTGTCAAACCCCGGATGGGCCTTGGTATTAGGGGGGTGTTAGTAGTGGTAAACTATTAATTAAAGCATAACAGTGACGAAATAAAGGAAGGGGAAAGGTTGAACCTAGACGCCTATAATTTCAGTTTCAACTCACGTGCACCGGTGGAATACAAGCCGTTTCTGGAAGATGCGATGATTCAGGCTGGGGTCACAACGAAAGACCGTGCCGCAGCGTTCCTGGCAACCGTTGGCCATGAATCCGGGGACTTGTACTACCTAGAAGAAATCGCCGACGGCAGCGACTACAACGGACGCGCCGACCTAGGGAACTTCTATGCCGGGGATGGCCCCCGCTACAAAGGCCGTGGCTTCATTCAATTGACGGGCCGGAACAACTATCTTGCCTTCGGCAAATGGTGTGTAGAAAAAGGCCTCACTAGTGACGAAAACCTGTTCATTAACCAGCCGGAGCTGGTAGCACAGCCCCGCTGGGCTGCCCTGTCAGCAGCCTACTACTGGGCTAACACCCGCCGCAGCTACAACGGCACCCCAGAGTCCATTAACGACTATGCAGACCGGCGGGATTTCGTCAGCGTCACCAAAGCGGTTAATGGTGGACTCAATGGCTGGGAAGACCGCAATGAGCGTTACCAGTCTTTCTACAACTATGCAGGAGACATTTTGCCTGGAGATGGTGCAAATAATGAACCGGAAGAAGTAGAACTACAGCTTTCCTACCCGCGGGATAATGTAACCCAGGACACCTACTATAATTGCGGCCCGGCATCAAGCCAAACCGTAATCCTCGCGGCCACTGGGAACCTTATTGGTGAATTTGAACTAGGCGGCATGCTTGGCACCACCACAAACGGCACCGATTACATCGGGCAATTCCCCGCGGTGCTCAATTTCTACATTGGCGGCGCCAAATACACCTACCGGGATTTACCCAACTATCCCAGCGGGGACCTGAAAGAACAAATCTGGAAAGACATCACTCGAAGTGTCCGCGCAGGGCACGGCGTCATCGCCAATATTGTTGCCCCACCAGACAACTACCCCCGCGGTACCCGTGGTAGCATCAGCCCCGCCTACGGTGGCGGCACAATCTACCACTACATCGCGGTCATGGGTGTTTGCCCAGGCGAGGGCCGCCACGTGTGGATCGCAGATAGCGGTTTTAGCCCATACGGGTATTGGATGAGCTTTGACCAACTCTGCACCCTCATCCCCCCGAAGGGCTACGCCTACAGCACTTCAGACCCAGTTATCCAAAACTCGAACAAGGAGGTTATATTGTTCGGACCAGACCAAATCGGCGCCTTACACGAGGCAAAAATGAACACCCGTGAAATCTTGGACATTCTCAAGAGTGTTCAGCGGGACACCAGCTTAATCCTTGACCAGCTGGTAGGCCCGGAGCGGAAAGACGGCAACCGCACTTTCAGCGGCTGGCCAAAGACAGCCACGTGGAACGGGACGAACGGTAAGACGTTCGTTGAATACACCACCGGCCTGCTGGAGCAGCTAAAGCCGCTCCCTGCGAAAGGGGAGGAGTAATTGAACACGTTCCAACTCTCACCTGGCGTCCGCAAGGGTATTTACATGGTGGCAGCCTTGTGTATGTCAGCAGCCGCGGCGCTAGGGTTCATTGACACAAACACAGCTGGGGATTTCATGTCCGGTTTCGCCCCCGTTCTTGAGGGCTCCGCCGGGCTGCTTAGCATCTTTTCGCTAATTATGGCCACACTCAAAACCCACGCGGACAGCGATGTTTCCCGCTTCGATGTGGAAAAGGAGGTTGCCGAACGCATGGAAGCGTACACCAGTACCCTCCATGACCAGATGGTGTCTGTGGCAAAAAGCGCAGCCTCTGAAGCATTGCAAAACATTGACCCGAACAAGTTTCTCCCCGCGGACTACAACCCGCGACACGAACTAGTGGTCAATAACATGCTGGAATACTACAAAACCCACGGCAGCGAATAACCACTACTAACCAACTTTAAGGAAAGGCGGTGGTTTCCGCATGCTTGCCAGCCTCGAACCCCATGTGGCACAAATGGTTGGGACGGTAGTGGTCGCCGTTCTTTCCGCAGCCAGTGGGGTTGCCGGGGCAATGCTCACAACCCGCGCAGAGAAAAGCAAAATTGAGGAAGCGAAAGCTGAAACGGAACGGGAAAAAGCCACAGATAACCTCAGCTACCTGTTGAAACAGCTAGATGGTGCGATTGATCGAAACAAGGACTTGGAAGCCCAAAACATCGAGCTTTACAACGAAATCTTCGATCTGAAAAACCAGCTTATATCCATGGCCTATCTTGTTGCCTACATTCAGGTGTTGCGTGAACTTTGGCGAGAACCCCCGCGGTTGCCGGACATGCCGGACATTGTGAGAAACGCCCTGGAAAGGTTTAAGAACTAGATAAACCCCGACAGCACGAAAGGTTCTAGAAAGAGCTGTCGGGGTTTATCATTGATCTATGCCGACAACAATATTAGCACCATGGGGTAATAACGTCAAGTTATTGACGAAGCCGCAAGTTCATGTACTTATATGTCCGTTTACCGTTGACCATACACCTGGTTGTTTCCACACCTAAAGCTCGAAGCATCTTTTTGAATTTTCGAAGGTTCGTCAGTGGCGTTGTGGATAACCCATTAGCGTGCACCCAGCGGTTCCACGCCTGCGTAATATCGGATTCGTAAATGAAGGTTTCTTCCTCCGCCGTATTGCCGAACTCATCCACTTCGGGTTCTTCATCAATAGTGATTTCGCACACTTCTTCAATAAAGTCAGTGTAGTAGTTTGCACCCTGCGAAATGGCCTTGGTGGAAGTCTTAATGGCAGTAGGCCAGGTGTCATCAGACAAACCTTCGGCTAAGTACATTTCCAGCCCCTCCATGAGCCAAGCCAGGATGGCCGGTAAGACCTCGGGGTTATTAACGATATCGTCTTCGAACTTCACCATGCCCCCGCGGTGTTGGCGGGTGAACGGGATCGTGCACATGCGGCGCAGAGTGGCCGCGTCAGCATCGGGAATACATGGCGGGGTGTTTGTAGCGGCATACAGGGTGAACTGTAATTGACCCTCCACGACGTTCTGTGAGTGCGGAAGACGCAGGGAGGTACTGTCATTACCCGTGGCCCGTTTTAAGGCGTCAGCGGACAAATTAGACCGCTCCCCGAGCTCAGAAAGAATTACCGCGCGGCGGTTCATGGAAAGCAGTAATTCCGCGTTTGGCGCCCCCGTGTCTTGCCCGAACACTTTCTGCGCGGACAAGGGACCCGCGTAATCCCCTAACGCGGCGGCGACAGCTTGCAGCAGTGTGGTTTTACCAGTGTCAGATTCACCATGGAAGATAAAAAGCAGTTTTTCTGGGTTGCCGGAAATAAGGGAATAGCCTAAGCATTTCTGGGTGAAACGGCGTAATTCCTCATCAGGAATGAAGTTTTGTAAGTACTTTTCAAAAGCCGGGTGTTTCGCACCAGGGATGTACTCACAAGCGGTGGACATGGAAAGCCGGTCTTCCGGCACACTGTCACGGATAACCATTTTACCGCGGGAAAGGTCTAAAGTTTTCGCCCCACCAAGGCCCACAAGACCCTTTTTGGTATCAAAATGGGTGATATCAACATGATGCCCCGGCATGGCGTGCATCTGGGCTAAGATGGCCCGCTGCTGTGAGGTGGTGGCGGTCTTGTTTGCTAGCTTGGTTAAATATTTAATCTCTTCATCAACGTTTTCTAGCCAATCAGTTTCCGGCTTAGTCATTTCCCCACCCTCGGAAACCCGCTTATTAATAACGTCCCGAAGCTTCCGCAGCCGGTCGCGTTCCGCTTTGAGTCGCTCACTGGTCGCCTCGTACACAATCCGAAGCGCACGGTCTTTGTACATGAAGTCGGAATACCGCATGGTTTCGGTGTTGAGTAGCACGAACTCGCGGCTGCCACCTTCGGCACATGCTAGGAAGCGGGTCCCCCAATAGTCAGAAACCATTTCCGCAAAACCAACGTCGTTAGCGTCATACTTGCGCCAATCAATAATTGGCGGGTCGGTAATCGCCATATTTTCTAATTCGGCCTGTACGGCCGCGACGTTCTCCATAGGAGTGTTGGTTACTGCTTTTTCACTCAATTTCTGCATCTTCTCCGCGATCTCGCCCGGATTCACGATGTGGATTTTACCAGATTCCACATCCGCGGAGATTTTCTCGATGTCCCCAATGATGGCGGAGTAAAACTCTTGTTTTGCAACCTCGGGTTCGCGGCGGCCGTCCTCAACTACTGTGCGGAAAAAGTGTTTCCCCAGTTTCTTGAGCGCCAGTTTCACCCCGGCTTCGCCGTCCACGCCGTACATGATGATGTTGTGGACGGCGTGAACCATGGTGTCGTGACCGTTGTTTGTGAGGTCTTCTTTAAGACCCTGGCTGTCGCAGGCTTTTAACAGCCGTGGGGAAAGTGTGTCCGATCCGAAGTCGTAGAAGTTTTTCCGCATCCATTCTACCGCGGTGCGGTATGCGGTGGCATGACCAGCGTTTTGGGAGATTGCACCAGGTTTCCGATCAGAAACCGTAGACTTCCCACCGTCGGAAAGATAGTCTACCCACGTTTGGGGGAGCAACGGTAAGTCCATTACGCTGGGAATTTCACAAATTTCTTCCCCCAAATACCACTGGTATTGCAAATTATCGACAACACTAGGGTATACTAGTGCGTATCGGTGAGTTTTTTGTAGTAGGTCTACATCTGGACAAACCGCTGATTTCCATAGAAGACCCCGGGGGACCCGGTAGAACGAATGGCCCCCGGGGTTTTCCGCACCCCGACGACTAGACCGTGGATGGGACATACGATCAAGGGGGCCAAGCTTTTCTTCCAGTTCAGCAATACGGTCGGCGCCTTTTTTACCGTTGTAGTGGTCAACATCAATACCGATAATGTCGAACGGTGCAACGCCGGTTTCCTGCTGTAGTTTCGACATTTCCGCATCAGAATAGGTTTGCATGCGGATGGCCACATTATGGTCCCCACCAGACTGCTGTTCCCAAAAACCAAGAATCTGCTCCGGGGTGATGTCTGCCACACGGCCGGTAGTTTTCCGCGGCGGGGGGAACTTTTCACCAGCAGGGAGCGGCAAGGGAGCAGTAAAGCCTTTATTGAAATACTCGGATATGATCTCTGCAAGTTGGTCTTCAGTAATGTTGGTGGGGTTTGACATAGCTTTAGTTTACCTTTCCTGTTGTGTGTCCGCGTTTATAGGCTGCTTGTAAGAGATTTTCTCGCTGGATGTCAGCGGTTGGGACAATTCGCATTCCCGCGTCGAAGATTCTAGCCCCCAAAACCCCACCAATATCAACAATGTTGGCGGGGTCAATACCGAAGTGGTCTTCACCGGGATTAGTTGAGCCACTGATGCGGAAAACCCCAAGGTTGAAGTCTTTCTCTAGTAGTTTAGCGACTTCTTGGAGGAACGATACGGTTTGTTCCCTGTCAAGGCAATTTTCCGTTGTCATGAGCGGCCTTTCTCAATTGGGGGCATTGATATTGCGAGTATACACCAGGGAGGTCTTGGGGGTGATTTTACAGGCTAGTGTATAGGTTTTGGTAACTAGAATAGGGGCCAGAAAGCTTTCGCAACCAGGCAACAGCATGTCGTAAACCATCGCGGGCATGCCTAGTGTCAGAATCGTTTTTTTGTTTAAATCCCCACTTTTCTAACCTTTCGTCTGTGCAGATATTTTTTGCATCTGCGGGGGACTGGTATACCAGGTTCACTATTGGGGGGTATTCGAGGCAGGAGTCGCATTGAACACGACTGATAATGGCCGCAATGACACCTGACGCGATGCGGACGGGGGATAAGTATTCTGGTGAGCTATTCGCCTGCCTGGGGGTGAAATTTTCCATTACAAGCCAGACCACGGGGGGGCCATCGAACCCCCATGCATTGACGAGGATTGATTCGGCAATGCCTTGAATCATTTCGATTTCGTTGTCGCTTCGGTTGTCAGTGACGGAACCACTGTTACCGTAGGTGAATTGGTCTAGGGTGTAAGCAACGTTTTCAACACTTGGGGTTTTGTCATCATCCCACCCTAGAATTGCGATTCCGGTGGTTACCCCCGGGTCTACGCCAACAATATAGTTGGCGTAGACGGGGAGGTGACGTTTAAACGTTGGCGGCATGAATCTTGTTTTCTGCCCGCAGCTTCAGGGTTTGAAGTTTCCCTTCGGGAACTTTCGGGGCATTCGACCGGTTACGGTTTTGATGAAATTCTTCAATGGTGGTTTTCCGCCAAAAAACAGATTGTCCGATTTTGATTTCTGGTTGTGGCAGGAAGCCGGAGCTTTGGTACCGGCGGGTGGTGTTAAATGTAACACCGAGGATTTCTGATGCAGCCTTGACGTCGATGTAATCAATGCCGTGAACTTGGATTTCGTGGGGAGTGAATGGCTCTGCCATGACAATTCCTTTCTTGCTTGTTTGGATGATCCCATTATAGCTAGACTGAAGCGTCAAAATCAACTTTTTTCAATGTGATCTCTGACACCATGAGGCAATGAAACTCCGCGTTCGCCTGACCAGAAGCATAAACCCCCCAAATACCCTTATCATCAAAAGCCCTAAGCTGCTGCTCAACCCGCGGAAATACAAACCGGCTTACCGTCAGGCGGAACTCATTACCGCACGGGTCAAGTGCAATTACCCGAGCCCGAGTAGACAAATCTGGTTGTTTCAAAGAATCCAACGCTTCATCGCGGGTGATGTTTTGACGCTCCGCCAAGTCTGTAATCACATCAATATAGGTCACACCCAGCACTTGGCCTGCAAATTCACATTCCTGACCGTCATTTTTAGGGAGCTCCGCGGTAGTAAATGGGTTCACAGCCCACCTAGCACTTTTCGTCACCGTGACAGCAACACGGGACGATAATGCTAAATCGAACGGGTCAGCGGATTCACAAAACGCCTGACACCGTTGAACAGTTTTAGGCCCTAGCCCGCGGACGGCCTTTTGCAAATCAGACCAACCCTTGACCTTGTGGCCAGCCATGTATTCCATGATATTCGCGGTAGTCTTCGCCCCTAGGCCCTTGATTTGTTTCAGCCCACCCATGACACCGCCTTGTTCGGGTACAGCGGTCCAGTCTGGTCCACACACGGCAATATCTGGTGGCAGCGCCTTCACCCCGTGTTTCACGGCGTCAAGCAATAACACCTTTTCGGGAGACACTTTCCCCTTCACATGTCCTTTCCCACTGGCCACACGCAATGCTGCAACATAAAACTCCAGCGGATAATATGTTTTGAGCCATGCGCACCAGTACGCAATCGTTGTGTAGCTCACCGCGTGCGCGATATTAAATAGGTAGTTTGATGACGCCGCCATCCAATCCCACACCTGCCTGGCTAACTCTTCGCTTACGTTATGGAGTTGCACTGCTCCATCGCGGAACTTCACCCAAAAAGCCTCAAACGCCCCACCTTGTTGTTTTGCCCCAATAATCTTCCGAAGGCGACCAATCTCTTTGTCTGATAAGCCCCCAAACTCTTTACCAATCCGCATCACTTGTTCCTGGTACACCAGGCACCCGTTCGTGTCGGCAAGCAGCTGGTCAATCACGGGGTGAATAACCCGCGGAGTAGCACCGTTCGCTACCTTAATGTATTGCGCCGTCATGCCGCTGGTCATGGCACCAGGACGGGACAAGGCATTAATATCAGATAGCACACCAAAATTCGTCCTTTCTAGGCCCGTACAGACCTGTTTGACAATCTTCCGGGTGGTTGCACCTTCAAACTGGAAAATCCCCGTCAGATCGTCGTCAACCCACTTTTGAAGCACCTTGGGGTCATCAGGGGTGAGTCGGTAAATGTCCTGAAGCGTTAAATCAGGGACCATGTCGATCACATCACCAACCAGAGTCATGGTTGAAAGCCCAAGACAATCAAGTTTCAACATATTGAGATACGCGGCGTCGCGTTTATCAAAGGCGATAATTTCGCTGTAGTCATCTTCCCCTGCCTTTTTGCGGCGGTAAATGGCGCATGTGTCCGAGATTTTCGTGTTCGACAACACCATCCCCGCGGCGTGCACTCCCATGGTTTTCTGGTCGCCTTCCAAATCGAAAGCTAAAGCCCAGTCGGGGTGTTGTTGCACCATTTTTCCGCAAGGTTGAAACGCCGCCGCGGCATCCTCCGCGGAATGAAATTCCCGCGGGGAACCGTGCGGGGTGTCCCCAATAAACCCGGCGAATTGTTCCGCTTTCGCCAGGGGGATTCGCAAAGCCCGTGCCGTATCTTTCACCGCGGTTTTACCCCGGTAGCGGTTGAAATTCCCAATATTCCCAACATTTTCCTCCCCATAGGTCTGCCTAGCAAAGTCAAATACTTCCCCGCGGCGGGAATCCTGGTAGTCGGTGTCGATGTCGGGGGCGTCCTCGCGGCCAGGGTCAAGGAAACGCTCAAACAGCATATTGGGGTACAGCATTGGGTTGATTTCCGTGATTTGCAGCAGGTAACAAACTAGGCTACCAGCGGCGGAGCCCCGGCCGGGGCCAACTACAATCCCCTGGTCTTTAGCCCAGGAAATAATTTGTTGGTTGATGAGGAAGTAATCTGCGAAGCCTTTAGCCTGGATCACTCCAAACTCTTTATTGATGCGGGCTTTATACTCACTGGCGTGTGCTTTGTAGTGAGCGGCAAATTCGGGGAAGTTGTGGAACCGGAACTGTAAACCGCGGAGCAATGCTTGTTTGAGCAGTTCTACCGCGGCGTGGTCGGTGCCGTCCACATTGAAACTCACCCGGATAGGGTTAGTTTTTGGTAGGGTGACATTACAGCGGTCTGCGATAACCCGCGTGTTAGCAATAGCGATTTTAGCGTTCTCTTTGGATATTTGAGCATCAACCAGCCGCCTAGTGAGATATTCATCACTTTCAGGAAAAGTGCACTCTGACGCCTCATAGTCGCGGCCTTCCCCAACCTCATAAAATGTTTTCCCCCAACCTAAGGCGTTCGCCAATTGTTGCACTCGCCAACCACCAGGTTCATGGTAGTGGACATCGCATGTGGCCACGAGTGGAACCCCGGTTTTTTCCGAAAGTTGTTGTAACTGTTCGTTGAGAAAACAGGTGCGGTCATAGTAGGAAAACGGTTGAAGCTCAAGATAGTAGCGGTCCCCGTAGCACCGTTGGAACGCTTCAACAAGCCGTAAAGCCTTTTCAAAACGTTGATTGACTTCTGATTGCGGCACCCCCTTGGATAGATCTAGTTTCGGGCCTAGGCTTTTCCCGCCGGCAAGCAGACAAGACAGCCAGCTGTCCGCACAGCCAGACAGGACGATCAGCCCACTAGTGTCTGCGGGTTTGAGTAGGTCGCGGGGGTTGACGCTCATGGACCCTGCGAATGTTTCCCGCCACCCCGCGGATACCAAGCGGTTTAATTGCCGGTAGCCATCCTGGTTCATAGCGAGAACAGTTTGATGGAATTTAGCTCGGGTTTTCGGTAATGCCACGTACAGTTCGCAGCCAAAAATTGGTTTAATCCCCGCTTTCTGTGCAGCCTTTTCAAGTTGTACATGGGATGATGTGTTCCCGTGTTCGGTAAGCGCCAGGGCTGTCATACCTAACTCTTTCACCCGGTCAACATGTTGTTGTGGGGTGCCGTGCCCGTCCTGGTTGGAGAACGACGTGTGCCCGTGCAGATTGATAAACTCCACTAGTTTTCCCTTTCTCATGGTGCAGAAAAACCCCAACAAGAGACTTTTGTTGGGGCTTCATATTAGTTGTTTGCTAACTCGCGGACGATGTCGATTACCCGGTCAAAGTTTTGCTTTTGATCCTCACCCCACCCAGCAATCATGTTACCGCCCGGGAAGATGATTACCGGTGCCGCGGTCGCCCCCGCCAAGCGGAGGAAATCCAGGTGATCTTCTGCGTTTAGCTCGGTGATGTAATAGCCGGCAGGCAGGCCGCATTCGGCAATGTAGCGCCGCGCCGCATCACAAGCAGGACAATTGACTTTCTTGTAGAATTTGATTTCATGCCCCATGGTCTACTCCAAACCCAACATGTCATCGTCAATTTCGATGAACTCTTCGGAATTGTCATCGTCTTGCACGTCGGCGTCAAGGGTTTCACCCGGGTCAGTGGTGTAATTCTCGATCGCATTTTCGGGTTCTGCGAAATCCGCTGGTTCTTCTTCCGCGGGTGGTTCGGTATCTTCCACCTTATTGGTATATTTTTCTTCCGCGATGAGGGATTCATTACTGCGGAAAATCCACTGAACGTTCGCATAGGGCATACCAGTGGACTTGCTCACCTGGGTGGAAAGCTTCGACTGAACATCAATCATGATCCCGGGCTGTAATTCCACCTCACCAATACGGGTAACCACCGTGAAATGTTTTTTACCGTCCCGCGTGGTCTCAACCTTAGTGCCGAGCCCGTTGTCAGTATCCGCCATTTGGAGGAAGTCCACAACGCCGTACCGGCCAACCGTGACCTCACGGACAAAATCGTCAATGCTACCAACCCGGATGTCGAAGAAACGGTCGGTCGGGTCAAGTTCCAGGTCAAACCGGTTCCAGTAGGTGAAACCGTTGAAATCAGCGGCGGGGTTCTTCTTGCCGCCGCGTTCTAGCGGTTCGTTGATCCGCATTTGCGCAATCATGACTGGTTTGTTGTTTTTGTCCGTGTCAATGGACAGGTTGATGAGTTCGGTACGGTAGCGGCCGTTCGGCGGCGGGGGGCCATCATAACCACCGATGTTCTTAGCGCGACGCGCGGCTTCGGCAACAGCTTTCAGGTCTAGTCGGAGGTTCAGTTTCATGGTTTAGGCTTCCTTCTTAGTGGCAACGGGGTTTTCAATGGTGGCTTCGGATGCGTCAAGGAGCATCTGGGTGAACTTCCCCAGCGTCAAATTGTAGGTGTAGTAGGGCTTTTTGAACACCCCCACATTATCACGGGTGAGTTTGCCTTCTTGTGTTGCGGCGTCGAACCGGTGCAGGTTTTTGTATTCTTTCCCGCGGATTTTCACGCTCCCCTGAATGGTCAGGTGCATGACAATTTGCATGCGGCTACAGATGAGGGCTGCGAGTTTTCCGCGGCCGCCTTCGATCATGGGGCCTAGTTCCGCGGTGCCTTGGGGGTTCCAAATTTCCATTTCGTGCGCTAGAAATAGCACATTGGCGTCGCTGCCAACTAGGCGGTCAACAATGTACCGAAGGCGTTCTTGGTCCTCGTAGCGTAGCTGCTGGGTGCGTACGAACCGCCGCGGGTTGGAGGCCTGGGTTTGGTAGGTGCTGGCTTGTTCGTGCTGCTCCGATACCATTTTTTGTAGGGTTGCTTGTACCCAGAGTTGTAGTGAGGTGAGGGAGTCAACGATGATCCAGTCGAAATAGTCCGGCCGGTCTTCAATGTCGTTGAGGTAGCCTTCTAACTGTTCCCAGCTGGTGATTTTTGCCACATTGGTTTGCCCACCACCGCGGGCTGCAGAACCAATGTTTTCACCAGGGAATGACAGAATGAGGTTTCGTTTCCCGTGATCGAGGCCTTGACCTGCAAAGTAGGTTTTGCCTACGCCGGGCCGACCGTAGAGTAGCACATTAATACTGGTGATTTTGTCGTCGACGGGTTCGACGTCATCAAACAGGCTCATGACGCTTCCTTTCTTTTAGTTTGGGTTTAGGGTTGTTCTTGTTCTTTAGGGTCTTCTGGTTCTTTCATGTCGCTTCGCATTGCCGCGGTGTCTTCTTCTTGGAGTCGCTTCATGAGTTCCTCAAAGCTTAAACCTTCGGCTTCTTCACGAGCTTTGCGTTCCATTTCTTCTACTTCGCGGTCGATGATTTCTGCCGCGGTGGGTTTCTTCACGTCTGGCACGGTTTTCTCTACGTAGAACTCATTGTAGAGTGTTTCCAGCTGTTCTGCGGTGAAATATTCAGTGGGGGTGGTGCCTTCTAAAACCACCACGCGGTAGTTGCGGGCTGCAAGGGCTTCAAGGATTTTGTTTGATAGCTCAATGTCGTCTGATTCATACCAACCACCGTTATCCATTTGGTAGCCGGCCTGTACACGAATTCGTTTGGGGTCGCCATCAATTTTGAAAATCCGTACCCATGACGTGAGACCTGTTTCCGGGTCTTGGAGCATGTCGTTGAAATCAACCTTGCAGCTTAGCATTTGTTACACCCCCGCGACGACGCGAACTTCGCGGATAACAAGCTCGCTGGCCTTCTTGATGGTGCCGGCTTCCTTGAGGTCCCGGACCAGGCTGTTGACGGCACGAACCGCGGTGGTGTCCCGGGTCTGATACTCATACTTGTTCGGCTTGCCTGCGGCTACCTCGTCTCGAATAAAATAGGTGACCAGGAAGTTAGCTGGTGCAATCTGCATAATTAGTGTTCCTCTCGGGTCCGGTACAAAAGATTTTTCATTTTGTCGTCTTGGCGTCCATCTTCATCGAGAATGCAAAGTTCGTTAAAGGGGCACCAGGCGCAATCTTTTGTGGGGTTTTTACTGGCTGGAACAATACCGTTGCGAACCAGACTTATTGCTTCCATGTCGGATTTGATCCGCTGGATTTGGGTTTTCAGCTGGGTTTTGCTCCGGTACACCTTGACCCGTTCCAGTGTTGGTGTGGGTTGGTTTTTGGAAACCTTGCCGAAAACCGCGATCCCGGCTTGTTCTGCTAATGATTGTAACTCACCTAGTTTGAGTTTGTCAAGTCCTTTTTGCCCGTTTTCGGCGAGCGCAGCAATGTAGTCGGCTTTTAACGGCTTATTGCACACCAAACCATCTTGGTTACGTGGCCTGGTATCGGGTGCACGCTTCACCAGGTAGTCATAGATAACCCCGCGGAGGTGTTCGTCTTGTTCGATAAGGCCTTTTTGGTGCAGGAAGTGTTCGGCAATGGCGTAGTAGGCGCCTGCTTGGTCATCAAGGGGAAGAAACTGGTTGCGTCCGTAACCTAAGCTTGAGCAGGTTTTATAATCCTTAACCCATAGGGTACCGTCCCGTAAATCCCTAAATGTTAAATCCATCACACCGCGGAAAAAGCCGAATGGTTCAAGCCGGGATTCCACGGCATCACCCGCAGCGTTCCAATCCCACTCCATGTGCGGAACAGACACGGAAAACGGTAGTTCTGGGGAGATGACTTCAATATGTTCTTCAGGCCCGTAAAAATCCACATAGTGCCGCAACATCGCGTCGCCAAGCTTTAAGGCGTCAACGGAATTATAAACATCTTCCTCCCCATTACTACCTTTCACGCTAATGTATAAGCCTTCTTTGCGGGTGTCCTCGCAGTACTGTGCCCAAGTTTCCCACGGCGGAATGCCGCGTTTGGTGCCAGTGATATAGTATTTCTCCATCGCCAAATGGATACCAATACCGAACCATAACGCAGCACTGCGTTCAGAAACCGGTTCCAACCGATCCATATAGGCGTACCACCACTTTTTTTGGCATTGTTTAAACATGCCCCGCTGGGAAGCGGACAGGGTTAATGGTTTCATTTGTTCCCTTTCTCACTTAAGATTTGCCGGGCCACATCGACACCGCGGTAGCCGTCAAGCAATACTTTTTGGCTCACATCCCGTTTGATGGTGGTGAGCGCGATTGATTCTTCCACACTCCCTAGGCTGCGCACATAGTGGATAATAACGTTATGCACGCGGCTGGTGCGGTGGATACGGTCTTCCACCTGTTCCTGATCGTCCGGGATGAATGTTTCATCGAGGACGATCAGTTCATCGGCACGGTCAAGCGTGAGCGCCACACCACCAGCCTTGGTGTTGACGAACATGACCTGCACACCGGTGGGTTTCTGAAATTCCTGCACAAACATTTTCCGCTGATCGTTAGGGGTTTCCCCGGTAATGCGGTAGGACTGAATGCCTTTTTTGTTTAGTTCCGCGTGGTACAGGTTAATAACACTGGTAAATTGACTAGCTACCACGATTTTCGCATCATCCATGCTGCGGGCTGTAGTACCCTTGTAGATACCGCGTTCTTCCAGGAACTCCAGTAACCAACTGAATTTGTTCGACGGCAGGCTAGGTTTGAACTCTTCAATGAAATCAGCGAAACCACCCGCGGTGATTTCTTTGGTTTCCAGGCGACCATAACACCCCGCGAATTGTTTTAGTCGGGTGAGTTCCGCCAGCACGCCGTTGGCCATGAGGTCACCACTGTCAAGGTGCGCGAGGGCCAATTCTGCCATTTCCTTATAAGCTTTCTTCTGCTTCCCGGACATCGGCAGCCAGTGCCCGACGAACCCCTGTTTGAGTTGTGGGGGAGCGTCAACCCCGGGAAGCATATACCCCGCGTAGGATTTCGGCGGTAGGTCCGGCATAATTTCTGCTTTGGTGCGGCGGATCATGTAGTCGGAGAGTTCATCGAAAAGTTCGCGTTCTTTCACCTCAGTAAGTTCGCCTAGCTCGATCCCACCCCAGTAGCCGGGTTTAGCATCGAAATAGTATTTCTGCCACCGGTTAAGGCTGTTGTATTGTTCGGGGTCTAGCCAGTTGAGGGTTCCCCAAAGGTTTTCCACTTTACCGCGGAATGGGGTGCCGGACATGGCAATCTTCCGGCCGCCTGGTTTTACTTGGAGTTTCCCTATGCCGCAGCGTACTTGTTGTTGTTTCCAAGCCTGGGATTTTTTCGTCACTAGGCAGCGGTGGGATTCATCCACGATGATCGCGGACCATTGGCGGGGAATTTTAGGTTCGCTGAGCATGTAGTCGTGGAAGAACAGGTGTTTCCAGTGGTATTCGTACCAGCCTTTATCCTCTGACGTTTCTGGCCCGTGGTATTTTGCCCGCGCCATTTCGTGGTTGCAAAGAAACCAGCGGCGTTTGCTTGTTGGGCGGCCGCGGAGTTTACCTAGGCTGTGTTCTCGCTGTTTTGCGGGGCCTTCGACGACGATTACCTCGTCTTGCATAGGGTCCCAGTGCTGGAATTCTTCTGGCCAGGACACGGTGGCGGCAATGGATGGCGCAAGCACTAGAATATTGCCGGTGACGTTTGCGTTTATCATGGTGGTGATCGCCATAAGGGTTTTACCGGAACCAGGGTGATCTGCGAGTAGGGCTGACTTGTGGCGGGTGAGGAATCCCACCCCAGTTTTTTGGTATTCTTTGAGCGCCGCGGCGATCTTGGGGGCTTCCAATTCAACATGGTAGCCCAGTTGGTATGTTTCCAGCTCAGCATTGGCGGTGAGGTGGAGAATTTCGCCGTTTTTAAGGCGTCCCACCGCGGCTTGCATGGCTTGATCCATGCCGATTTTGCCGTAGGGTTTGAGTGCTAGATAGACTTCCTGGAGTTTGGCTAGGGCAAGGGGGTAGTAGTAGTTGCCAAATTGCCGATTGACGCCGCCTAGGGCTTCCATGGTTTTGTGGAATGTTTGGTCACTGGCGGGGCCTTTCACGGCAAATTCGGCCCCGGCGTAGAGAATTTCAAACACTTGTTTTCCTTTCTTTGTTGATGACACCACTATAACACGATATAGCTCGCTATGTCTAGTCCCAATCGTCGTCTGTGACTGATTCAACAGTACCGATCACATAGGCGGAACCGGAACCGGAAAAATAGTCATGGTTTTCATCCGAAACCGTGGACAGTTGCGAAAGAATCACCGCGGAAACATTATCGCCATAGTCACCAAGGTTTTTCGCATAGTCGCTATCGCCTAGGTTACTAGCGGCCATTTTACCGTTATAACCAAGGAACTGTAAAGCGTCGGGAATCCAATTTTTACACACATCAGACCAAGAATAGTACTCTTCAATCCGCTGTTTTTCGACAGCAAACAGGCTTTCGATCGAATCTTCAACGTACGATTCAATCCGGGACCAAATATCCACTGTTTCATCATCTTCTGGGGCTTCCTCGCGGAGGCGCTCAAAAATCCCACCAATGTAGAACCCGTGTACAGCTTCGTCTCGCATAATCAGCCGGATAATATCCGCAGTATTCGTCAGCTTTGCTTCCGCGGCGAGTTTGAGTACCGGGTAAAAACCTGTATAGAAAAGGAACGACTCTAACATCACACTGGTTGCGGCCTTCAGCGCCGTCAGCGTCGAACCCGGCAGACTGTCTACTAGCGGATCAATTTGTGAACCCTGGTAAGCGGTGAGGAAATAATCCATCTCCGAAGACAACAACTCGTCCGCATTGGCCAACTTGAACGCCTCGTCGATCTTATCCGAAGGCAGCAGGGTACTAAAAATTGAGGAATACGACCGCGCATGCACCGCCTCCATGCCGGTAATGAACGACAAATTCGCGGATTCGTGCGGGGTGATCCCCGGGCTAGAAAGCAGGCAGGGGGCCCCGAACTCGGCCTGTAACGTATCCAGTCGCGTGAGCGACGCCAGGGAGTGCGTCACAACCCGCTGCGTGCCTTCATCCAGCAGGTTCCAGGATTTCAGATCGTTGGATAGCGGGATTTTTTCCGGCAACCAAAAATTCGAGGTTTGTTTCGACCAGACGTCTAAGTCGATTGGCCGAGTAGGCTTGTTCCAATCGACTGCCGCAACTGTTGATCCGCGGCGAATTGAGCAAATTTTTTCGAAGCCTTCCGGCAGGCCCTGCGTAAAGTCATGTAACATTGCTGCTTCTTTCTGTCATCGAGGGGTTCAATTGCTTGTACCAGCGCGGTGAGCATTTGGTACACCGGGACTGGGGCGTCCATGAAAACTAGATTTTTCCCGCCGAAAAAAATGGTGCCGGGAACATCGTTTTGCACATTGTCGCTATCTGCAACTATAGCCTGAAAGGCGGCGAAAAGCGATGGGTTTTCGTGAATCCAGGAAATATTTTCCGTGTTTTCCGCCACATGTGGAAACGCCAGGGGGAGGAAACGGCAGGCCCGGATAACGGTTTCGCTGTGCGGTTTTGACCACTCAACGCTGCCGTCTTCCTCCCATGTGATCCAGTCAACCCGCACTCCGCGGCGTTTCGGTGTCGCTATAGCGCACACGCCACACACTCTTCCGAGGCTTCAACAACTTGTTTGCGGCTGGTGAGTTCGGTTTGCCTGATGCGGGTGTAGTACAAAGATTTGATACCTTTCTTCCAGGCATAAATTTGTGCTTTATTGATGTCCCGCGTGGTGGCGCCTTCTTTGAAAAATAAGGTGAGGCTGGACGCCTGGTCAACATATGGTAGCGCTACCGCGTACATGTCGATAATTGGCTTCCAGCCTAGGGAATACGCGGTTTCAACTGGCTGGTTCCCGGTTTTCCCCATCCATTGTGAAAGCCCGAAGGCGGGGGAATACACCCGGCCGATTTTTCCTTCTTTCCGCACTTCTACGGGGTCAACAATGGGGTGAATAGATGGAGTGGAATTATTGATGTAAGAGATTGACCCAGTGGGAGGGATAGCCTGTAGATACAAGTTCCAGATACCAAAGTTTTGCACCCAGAGTTTCAGATCAGCAATGTCTTCCGGTTTGAAATACCGCGCGAACAAGGGAATAAGTTTTTCAAGGTAAGCAGATTGTTGTGCTTTGATTTCGGCGCTGTTGAGGTCTCGAATTGTGAAAGAAAACTCTTCTTTTTCGGCGAGTTTGTTTGACGCCTTGATGGCGTAGAACGTGACGTGTGCCATGTATTTGTCGAATAGTTGCCTGGCTTCGTCTGAATCGTATGACAACCCGCGGTACAGCAGCGCGCCGTGTAGGTTCATTTGGCCTAACCCAATGGCGGCCTTTATTGCGTTACCCCCGGCAACTAGTGGTGAACAGACTAGCTCGGATTCATACACTACTTGGTTGAGGAACCGCACAGCTGCAGAAACGGACCCCTCAAATTCTTCTATCTGCCCTGATTCCAATAAGGTCAGCATATGGTGGATGTTGAAACTACCAAGGTTGCAGGCGGTAGCAAACCCACCATTGTCATAGTCTAATGTGCCATCAGTGTCGAAATCCCCAGGCATAGAACTTTGCGCAATCTCAGTACACAAGTTACTGAAACGAATAGGGCCTAGATACGGCACTGGGTTACCGCGGTTCATGGCGTCCTGGTAGACAATAAACGGGTAGCCGGATTCCATCTGGATTTGCGCTATCCGGGTGAGGACTTCCCGCGGGTTGACATAGGTTTTCTTTACTTTCGGGTCACGTTCGACGTTTTCGTATTCCTCGTCCCAATTAATAGCGCTTAGCCGGCCGTAGCCGTATTGACGGAGGTCATAAACGCTTGGGAGCATAATGTTTTCACCCTCCCTGGCTTTTCGCATGAACACGTCGGGAATGACCACACCAAGCGATAGAGTTTTGATTCGGATTTTTTCGTCCGCGTTTTCCCGCTTGGTGTCTAGAAATGCCATGATGTCAGGGTGCATGACATGCAGATAAGCAGCCCCGGCGCCTTGGCGCTGACCCAACTGGTCCGCGTAGGAAAAAACATCTTCCAAGATTTTCATGACGGGGATGACGCCGCGGGCTGCGCCTCCATGGTTTTTGATCGGGGCCCCGTTTTCCCGCAAGTCAGTAAGGTTGATTGACACGCCCCCACCGCGGCGGGAGAGTTGCAGGCTGTCTTTAATAACGTTAGCGATGGCCTCCATATTGTCGTCCGCGTCGAGTAGGAAGCAGGATACGGGTTCGCCGCCATTGTAGCGGCCGGCGTTGAGGAATGTTGGGGTGGCGGGCTGAAACTTACCCGTCATGATGAGGTCAACAATTTGTTTGGCGTGCTCAAAGTCTTCACTGAACGCTAAAGCGTTGAGCACTACGCGGTCTTCGAAGCGTTCGTAGATGCGGGACCCGTCTGGGGTGCGCAAAGCATATGAGGTGTAGAACTTATAGGCGCCAATAAAATTGGGGAACCGGAACTTATAGGCGTAAGCTTGCTGGAAAAGTTGTTTCACCTGGTCAAATGGATACTGATTCAGGACTAGTTCATCCCACGCACCAATGGCGGTAAGGTGTTTAATCTTCTCTTCTAGCGTGTGGAAGAACACGGTGTTTTGGTTGATGTTTCCAAGGAAGTATTCGCGGGCTGCTTGAGCGTCTAGGCTAGTGATTTCTTCCGCGGTGTGGGGCTGGGAGAGTTTCGCGTTGGTTTCAAGGTATGTTTGGTTCATAGATTTTTGGCGTCTTCTTCTAGTAGTTTGGCTGCTTCCGCGGCGTATTCCGGGTTGATTTCCACCCCAATTGCCCCACGGCCTAGTTGTTGTGCGGCGCGTAAAGTGGCGCCGGACCCGGCGAATGGGTCAACAATAGTGGCGTGGGGGTTAACCTTTTCCAGCAGTTGAACAATGAGGTCTACGGGTTTTGGTGTGGGGTGGTTTGGCCGGGCTTTCGCCTGGGAGTTGAGGGAATCCATGGTGATGTGGTTTGGGACCCTGCGGCCCTGGAACATGGTAGGGTTCATGTTACCAATAAGATAGATTTCTTCAGTAGCATTCCCCCACGGCACCCGCAGGTCACCAAGACCAGGGCTGGCACCTTTGCACCAGGTGATGACATTTCGGGTGTCTACAGGTCGTGGCTGGCGCCAGGAACCAAACACCAATCCTGGCCCACCTTGTCTCGCTGCCCAGATTTGCAGCATTTCATCCCTAGCTAAAGTGTTCTCATCCCCGATGATGGGGGTGAATTTGGGGTTTCCTGTTTTGCGGTGCCGAAGGCGTGTGTTGGTGCCGTAGGGTGGATCAGTAAGTAGAAATAGTGGGTTGGGGGAGAGTGTCCACAGTTCGGGTTCTTGGAGCGAGTCACCGCAGTAGAGCCACACCCCGCGGCGATGGTAGACGAGTTCTGCCACTAGTCATTTCCCTTGGAGAGGAATGCTTCTTCAGCGGTGGTGTGCCGCGGCGTGGCGTGCAGCCGTGGGTCTTCCAAAAGGTGCCAGGTGGCCATGAGTGCCGTCACGCTAGAAACGATAGCGAAATATAAACCGACGTTGGTGTTGAAAATACTGGCCGCGCCTGCGGCAATGAGAGTGAGGCCGGAAGTGGCGAGGAACCCGGCAGCGTAGGTGGGGTAGCCCTCGAAATCGGCGAGGGGAGCAAGCCGGTCAGTGACGAAAGTGCGGATGCGGCGGATGGCGTTAACAAACTTCGTTTTCATGGAGTGTCCTTACGGTTTCGGTAATAAGCATGTAGCCTGCACATGCTAGAACAATGAGGGTGTGAACCCCGTAAAACCAGTGTTGGCTGAGCATTCCCCCTAGTAGTGGGGGGCTGAACAGGATGGAAAGTATTATTGCTATGGTGGGGGGTATGACCACTTTACAATATGCTTTAAGCTGGTTTTTCCGGTGTTGTTTTACTTTTTCTCTCTGGACTATTTGGTTGATTGTGTCCAATATTTCTCGGATGTTTTGGCTGGGTTCCAAGGCCGCCTCCCGGATAAAGTGTTGTTTCCGCTGATTATATCCTGAAAGGCGGCGGGTTGTCTAGTTTTTAGGTTTCAATAATGGTTTCGTTTTTAAATTCCAATCCTAGTTCTTCCATGCGGCGTCGCCCCGCGGTTGAGATTGGGTAGAAGTACACTGCGGCATGTTTGATGAGCCGCTGCATGCCACCCCAACCACCGCGGTATTTTTTCTGCAGTAGGATGATGCCAGTTTCGGCGTCTTTTAGTCGGAGTATTGGCTCCCCACGGTTGTTTTTGAACACTGTGACATAAAAGATGTCTTCACCTTCGTGTGATACTACGTGCTTGCTGCCGTTTTCCCGAAAATCACGATCAACAACCATGTCTTCCAGCCCTAATAGTGCTGCCCGGGCTTCAAATTTGTTGTCGCTTAAATACCAGTATTCCATTAGTTTTCTTCTCCCCATGATTCTTGGTACATTTCTTGATGCAGCCGCACAGCTTTCATCCAGGTGTTACCGAACATTTCCGTGAGGTCGCGTTTTTTTTGTAGGTTGGCGGGGGAAACCCCCGTATAGTCGCAGACGAATGACCGCGAGATACGGCGGCGGGGGTCCCGGTAGCGGAAACCCACCGCGGTTTTGAGGTTTGTTTTCCCCTGCTTGGTGCGGGTCAGGGTGGTGACAACCTTAAAAGCGGAGTCGATGCCGCTTGCCGCGGGGTAGGCCCAAATGGTTTCAAACCGGTTGGCGTCACCACCAATGGTGAAACACCCAGTGTACATGACTTCTAGGTCCCAGTCGTGGAATGGCAGGGGTTTATCGCTCATTTTTGAGCTCCCATTCAATTAGTCGGATAAAGGCTTCTATGCGGCTGCCTAGGCAGATGGTGTCAGCCCAAACGGAATAGTATAGGTAGCGGGTAGGGGTGATTTCTAGGTCCGGGTCATCAGGCCGGCCACCTATAGCAGTCTCGATTTCATCCAGTAGAGGGATGAGGCTAGTGCGTAAAGCTTCGGCTTTTTCCAACACTTGAATCGCTTTGTTACGATCGAAGTTGGGGTTGTTGGTCACTTTGATTTGATTCAGAATATTGCAGTACTGCCAGTTGTAGTCGCCCAGCTGGTATGAAAACCAATCATAGGTGTCGTTTCGGTTATTCGCCATTAGGTGTCCTTAGGTTTTTGAAAAACAGTGAATGTTGTGGTACCTTTCCGGCCCTGCCTGGTGCCGTACAGTGGCGGGTAGGGGGCGAGTTCTAGGACGCGGCCTAGGGGGATGTGTTCGCTACACCATTTGAGGGTGAGCACACCTTCAGGTTTGAGCACGCGGAATGCTTCCTCGAACCCGGCTTTAAGGTCTTCTTCCCAGGTGGTGAATAGGACACCGTATTTTTTCGCTAACCAGCTTTCACCACCCGCGCGGGTAAGGTGCGGCGGGTCAAAATTCACCAGGGTGAACGTGTTATCGTCGAATGGTAACTGCCGAAAATCAGCTACCTGGTCGGGTTGGATGGTGACTGTCCGGCCGTCTGACAGGGTTTCAGTACCGGTGCGGATATCACAGTAGACCGCGTCCGGGTGGTTCTTGTTGTGCCACATCATGCGGGCACCGCAGGTCATATCAAGTATCATTTAGTCATCCTCGTATCTTATGACCCCGGCGCGCTGGCGCCAGGCTTGTTTCGCGGGTGTGTCTTCATAGTCGATGTCGGTAGCCCATCTTTCGTAGTCGTCAAAGGTAATTCCTTCGTCTTCTACTACTTGCCAATCATCCACGTATTCCGCCACAGCGAAGTAGGCTTCATCGCAGCCTTTGCAGCTTTTCACCTCGTACAGGCCTAAGCTGTCGACGTATTTTTCCCAATGATATTTTTCTCCGCGGTTGATTGTTGCACCACATGAGTTACAATGGTGTGTTTTTTGTGCTTTGCGCCATTTTTCATCCAGCATGACTCCCATTTAGATCACGCCTTGGTTTGCGTATTGCACCGCGGCAATGGTGCGGCGAATGGTGTCTTCATCTAGGTAGGCTTCGGCGCGCCGGGGGATGTTGACGTGAACTTTCCGCTGGCCATCTAACCAGACTTTACCGCGGGTGAAAGCGTCCAACCGAAATGCTGGGAGGGGCCGGCCCTCAAATTCGGCGTATTCGATCCAGTCGTGGTTTTTGGCGACGCGAACGGCGCGAACACCGCACAGTTCCAGCCAGTTGTTCACATAGTGCCGGGTTTCACCGGTTTTGGGGTGTGTCCAGGTGCCGAGTTCAAGCCGCGGATTGCGGTTTTTTGTCGCAATTTGGACACCGCGGTAGATTTCGCGGAAGTCTTCCACGTCGAATTGACGTAGGGTTTGCCACCAGTTTTCACCTAGGATTGCGTCGAAAATACCGGTGTCAACGTCTTCTTGGTTGGTGGGGTTAAAGTAGCTGCCTCCGATCATGATGGAGAATTGGTTGAGTTCGCCTAGTTCGGCGGCACCGCCTTGCCAGTAGCGGGTGACGGACGCCCCGTGGTCACGTTGAAAATCTAGGTCTTTGATGCCTTGGTATTGTTCAACGGCTTTTTGCAGCTTGTACACTTGCAGTGGAGTGTGGTTTTCCGCGGCGGTAACAAGAATTTGCTGGACTTGCCCGCGGGTGAGTTTGATTGGCGCGGTGGTGAGGGTGGCTGGGTCAATGATTGCCATTGCGATTCCTTTCTTGTGTTCTGGCTTCTATTTTACTCTATCCAATAAGCGATGTCAAGTTATTGTATATGATCTAGGTTACATTTTATGATCCTTGTTCGGGAATAATGTCTTCCCAATTTTTGGAATCCTCCAGCCGGGAAAGCATGGTTTGGAGATTACCCCTCACAAAATGCACGTAACGAAGCAGAATGCGCCAGTTTTTATCCGGCATAAGCTGGCAAATAAACCCGGTAGTTTTCTCTAATGTTTCCAGATCATATTCTACAACTTCTTCAAGGCAGCATTGCAGCGCCGAAATTTCCCTTAAAGCTTTTTCACCTAATACTGTCGCTTGCGCCTTGGTGAGGTAGTTATAGCTATCGTCTTCGGAGATGTTCGCTAAAGTAGCGAGTGCAACCCCGTTCATTGCCCTAGTGGCCTGGTTGATAACCTCAAGAGTCCGTGCTTGAAAATCAACCCACTGGCACTTGGTGACACGCCCCGCGGCAATGTTATACGGGGCAAGATTACCTAATTGCATTTTCCACTTCCTCCCGTACAGCTTTTAATTTCTTCCAAAGCTCAACGAACCATTCGTTGATGTCCGCGAAGCCTTTGTAGTACAGGTTCCCGCTTTGGGATTTAAGAACAAACTCGTCCGGGTTGGTCCCTGCTTCATCTAGTAAGCAACGCCAAATCCCATTGAAGTAGATAGTGAAACTTCTCGCGTCCAGGATTGTTTCTTCAGCTTCCCGCAGGTAAGACTGGATTTCTAGTGTGTGAGTCCTCCAAGGGTTGCGGAGCGTGAGAAATAGTTGCCCTTGGGTTATCAGGTGGCCTAGTTCTTTTGTGAGGTAGTAAAGCTCATCAGTGAGCTTAGCCCATTGGTGTGGTTGCACTTGCCGGTTGCGGATTTCTTCTGGTGTCGGGTAGGGAGACCCGTATTGTTGTGCCATTGCTTCTTTCCTTTATGCGAACTTCTTAAGTCGGTCAATTGCTATTTCAAGGTCGTGGTATGTAATTCCCACATAGTCACGGAGGGCTTGTAAACCGCTTTTCTCAAAGATTTGGTTTAGATTGTTGTCCACCTCGGGCATGTCCTGAATGATCTGTGATAAGTAGGTGCTGATTGTAACCAGGCCACCTTGAGCATATTCAGCATCTGTGAGTAATTCATATCCTGTAGAAAGCTCCCAACAGGCGTAGTCCCAGTCTTTCCGCGCCGTGTACAACATGATTCCGGCGATAACGTTGTTGGCGCGGGAGATGCGCCGGAGAATTTCATCTTGGAGGCTTAACCACTCGTCAGGGGTGAGCTCGCCCCCAGCTACCAATTGAGGGTACGGGAGATTTTTCATGGCTTTGTGTCCTTGTCTATATGGGCGGGTTCTATGGGCGGAATCCCCGTATGGGCGGGTATTGTAAATCCTGTATGGGCGGGTTCCATATGGGCGCATATGGGCGGAGTTAGTGCTACTACTGGTAGCGCACTGCTTCTCTCAACAGCTGGGTTGCTGCTGACAGGTTGGTTCCTACGGTGAGTGCGTAGGCGTGAAAGGTGCGTGCCGCGTCCATGTCGCACACCAGGGAGGTGTGGGGGTCAATTTCGTCTGGTTTTGGGTTATACGTGAAGATGTCCAGCAGGTAGTCTTGTGCTTCGCGGAGTGGTTCAGCTGCGTTTTCCGCTGCTTGGAGAACTTCTCGGACGGTGTGTAGCGACAGAAAATCATCACTACCGTTGACAGTGGCAATGAGGGTGGCTAGCGCTACATCGGTGGCGTAGGTGGTATTGTTGATGCTGCGCAAAATTTCGGTTTGGGTTTGCAGCCAGTCGCGTCTGGTGACTTGTCCGGTGACGATAGCGCCGGGTGGGGTGTTCATTGTTGTTTTCCTTTCTTGGTGTGTGAAACCTAGTTTACACTACTGTAGTCGCCGTGTCAAGCAGCAGGGTCGGCACTGGTGGTCGCGGGTGGTGCGCGTCCCCGCGGTTGGGTCGGCGGGAACGGCTTCCGGGTGGGTGTTGGCGGCGTCTGACCGCGGTCTGCGCATATCGGTGCGGGTTGGCGCAAGGTTGGTGCGGCTCAGCTAAGGTTGTACGCAATCGTTGCAGGTCTGTGTGGGTTTCGGGGGCAAAACAACAACGTTTTAGTTTCGTTCGGCTAAGGACCCAAACCCTGGTGGGTTAGGGTGAGCTCACCAACGATTGCGCGCAAGGGGAAAAGGGGTGGTCCCTAGCCCCCGTAGGGGGCTAGGTAGGTATGGGGGTTTAAGGTTCAAGGAAAGGTTTAAGGTTTAGCGCTGGTCAGCGGGTTTTCCGTATATATAGTGCCCACTGCGCACTAAAACCATGTGGTACAGACCACACTATGTCGTGTTGACACCACCTACCTCATGATGTATACTGGGGTCAACAGCAAAGAAAAGCGCTGGTAGATATACGAAAACTCGATAGTGTGTCAGGCACTAAGCCCCAAATATGTGGTCTAAACCACAATGAACAGGCTTGACACTCTACTAGGTAGGGTGTATAATAAAGAGTATCGAAAGCAAGAGATTTTCGAGGGAACATGACTGGTAGCAACAATGATAAGGCCCCAGCCCCAAAATCAAATCGCAGCCGATACCGCTAGATAGTGAAAAAGATCACAAGATTCTAGCTTGACAAACCACATCAAGTGTGGTAAAATAAAAAGTGTAGGCGGAAGCCACGACGGGTAATTTGATTGCCTACCATGCAACCACAAACCTACATCAGTGACAACAGTCACAAACCAAAAACTTGACACACCGAAGTGAGTATAGTATACTAAAAGATGTAAACGGAAAGGTAAACTTTCCCTAACAGAAAGGTTCCGCAATGGAAACCCACAACCACGATGAAAAACTACGTCGTAGCTGGACAGAACACACCCTCCGCGGTATCGAAAAAATCACCCCCATGGTGACCCTGCACATCGAAGATGAACAACTCGCAGTCAGCATCGAAGCGCAAATCGAAGACCACCATATCCACATCGACCTAATGCCGACAGAACGAAGCGCATGGCTTACGATAGGCGATATCAACTATATCAGTCTCGAAACCCCAGAAAAAACCTATATGCACTGGCCAAACATCTCTGACTCATGGACCGACACCACCCGGTGGCTAGTAGACACCGTGAAACCGCTAGTCATCGCCAAAAAAGCAGTTCAGCAGCTCATGAGCAAGAAATTCCTCACCCGGTACACGGAGGTACTGACCTGTGAGCACATCATGGACTATCTCGATCGAGTATGGGACTCCCAAAAAATGGTGGTGGAAGACGACAAAATCGAATTTGAAGCCGAACGCGGAGAAAAATTCATCCAAATCACCTATGAGTACGCCCCAGAGGGACCCACAATCTCCATCGAGTACGAAGACCAGGCCTCTGATGATGAGCTAAAAGTCCAGCTCACACCGGGTGTCCAGCTGCACCAGTGGCTGTATGAGCAAATCGTCAGTTACACGGTACGTCATGACCTCTACTACCGCTACCGGCTAGCAATCCTGTAACCCTATCAATCCCCCACGCCCTAGCAGGTGTGGTGGGAGGGGGCACCTGGGAAAAATTTTACGCACACGCCTAGGTGCCCACCCCCTACCACAGCCTACAGAAAGGAAAAATCATGCCTACTACCCCCCTCCCCCAGGCGATTCGTCAGTGCATCGAGTGGCACCGCAAAGCCGAAGACCTATACTTTCACGCTATCAATCTCATGGAACGACTATGGGAACTCGAAGACGGAGAAGCCGCATACTGGGGCATGCAAACCCTAAAAGACCTGCTCAAAGACATTTCCGATTACGACCATTGGTGCTACGCCTTTGAGCTGCTATATGAAAACCGTATCATTGCCCACTGCTCCGCGGGGTGTACAGAGTACCGCGAAGATATCGAAAACTTTATTGAACTTTATGAATCCGCAGAGCGTTGTTAATTAAATCCTATCCCCCTCCCCTTGGGTGGAGGGTGGTGGGGTGCCCACCACTCATAGGTGGACGTCACCATCACTCATCACTCGATCCTATCGAAAGGATTTTGCCATGGTAACCATGGACACTGATAACCAAAACCTCCAACCGCTGTTCAGCATCTATGACCTCAACTGGGACTACGACGACGATAACGACTTGGTAACAGAAATTCAAGTCACACGTGCACAACTGGAAAACCGTATCAGTTGGAAATTCATTGATAAGATTTTCCACGACGATGAGACAGAGACCACACTTGAGGTGCGCTGCTACCTCAACCACCAGGCAGAGACCCCAGTCGCAGTCGTCAACATCCTGACCAGGCTTTATAAGGTTTTCTATTCAGATGACCGTGCCCCCCAGCCACTATTTCAAGCGCTTTTCGGTGCCGAAAACACGCAAAAATTTGCGTACGAGTTTGCACAAGAAAACGCCCTAAAGTGGTCAGACCTCCCAGGCTTCCAAGGCAGTTTCCCTGTAGACCTCACAGAAATGATGTTCGCCTATGTGTTCTATCCACAAGGAAAAACCGTCGATGAGCAGCACAAAGCCGTGCTAGACCCCTCTGACAATAACCCTATCACGGTCACTATCACCACTTACCTGGGGGAGGGGACCAAACCAAAACTCACTATCAAAACGCCTGATGAGGAATGTAATTCCTGGGTGCATACTAAGAAAATGGAGGAATATTTTGGACCGTATTGGTACGATGACCTCGACCGTACCCTAGAAAATCTGTAAGTAACGCCTATCGCCCCCTAGTGGGGTGGTAGGGGAGGACCCTATAAAAAGTTATAGATTTCTACCCCCTGTCACTCGACACCGAAAGGAAAAGCCATGCCCACCGACACCATCTCCGCCCAGGCACCCGCCCAGGCGTACACCATCTCCGCCCAGGCAGATACCGCCCAGGTCACCACGACGATCCATAACAAAAACGTATCGCTGGTTTTGGTGACCACCCCCGGGGGGTACCACGGCACCATCAAAACCACCCTCGAACTCACCACCAAAATCCCCCTACCGGGGGTCACAGCAGGGACCAAAATTGAAGCCGATTTTTTGGAGATTGCCAAAAACCCAGCTCACGAACTATGGCGCTATGGTGATATGCTGCTGAAAAGTTTTTGGCGAGAAGAACTAATCGCGCACATCGAGTATGCCTACTACCTAGCGACCCCATAGCAGGGACCTATATATGGCGACCCCCTACAGCGGTAGGGGTGCGACCCCTATATGGCGACCCTATACATGGCGCCACCACATAGTGGCGACCCCTATAGACACGCCACACACCACGTGTGGCGTACTGTTACACACATCACACTAGATAGAGTTGACACCACACAGTGAGGTGTGTATACTATGTAGTAGATGGTCAGAAAGACACAGAAAGGAACCATCATCATCATGCTTGAGCAATTCAAAGCACTTGCCTACCGCACTGCACGCACCTTGATTGGCGGCGCACCACACATGAGCAGCGACCAAGTAGCAGAAGCACTGCGCAGCGGACAGTTCGGCTACCTCATCGATACACGCAGCCACGACATCCTCCGCATGGCAGATGCCATGGCCTACGCCTACAACCGCAGCGCGCAACGATACACCACACACACCTTCACAGAGTGGGTCATGCAATCACCGAAAGCCGCAGAGCTGCTACGACTCTACCGCATTCGCGCTTTCATCATGGGGCACTACGGTGACCCACGCCACACGGGATTTGGCCGAGTCTACAGCATGCCTGCACTACCACTCACACCCGCGGAGGTAGGCGTACCACCCCAGGCGATGGTCGTAGAGCACGCAGCCACCACCATTCCCCTAGAGGATCAAGCCATGCTACCCCTCGGCACCACCACCACCATCGACTGGACCGTAGACGACTGCGCCTTCGCACCCCGCGGATTGATCCAGCGGATCCACGACTCAATCATGAGCGCCATGCAGGCGGGGGGGTGCACCCCCCTATGGGGCCCCAGCGACACTGACCATCAGACCCCCGTGATCTACGGCACACTCGCTTAAACCACCCCCGGGTAGGGACCCCCCCACCCGGGGCCGCGGCGTCTCCCGGGGTGCTGCACATTTTTCTATGCGACAGTTCAGGTTCCTTTCAGCTTCGATTTTTGCCCCAATGGTGCTAACATCCCATTTAAGCCCCCCAGCAGCCCCATAGACAGGAGAACAAACCATGGCACGTGGTGGACCACGCAAAGCAGACGGGCCGTCTAAAAAAGGCGCCAAAGCCACCGTAATAATGCTCAACAGCCGCGTTGAACCAGCACTTAGGCCCCCACTCCCAGACCCCAAAAAATACCTCACGCCCCCCAACCCGTTCGATATCCTCCCCCAGCTCATCGCCGCAAAACTCACAGAAGAACACCCCGACTGGGCCAAGAAAGTTGTTGAACGCGCCGGGCACGTTGAGTGGCACCCGGTGGTGAAGGACTGGTGGGAAGACATTTGGGATTCCCCCATGGCCGGGGAGTTCATTAAATCCGACTTCACAAACCTGTACCTGGCCGCTAAGTATTTACACCACGCCGTGGACGGGTACACGAAAGACACAGCTGCCAGATCCTACGGGGACAAGTTCGAGCGAATCTGTAAGTCTTACGGCCTGGACCCGCTGGCACGCGCCAGCCTGCGCTGGTCTATCAGCCAAGGTGAAATGGGGCAGCAGCGCACCAACCAGCTGCGTGAGCGGGGCACAGCAGTGGAAGAAAAAAAGCGGGAAGAAAAAACCACCAAAGACTTGTATTCCCGGCACGCCGGTGGTAGTATTTAAAAGTGGAAGAACAAATTCTCACCTTTCCTGTTCTTCCGCGTTTGTAAAAGATAGGCCCCCACTAGTTGGCACTTTTTGTTTTCCTTTCTGTCATGCTGGTGGGGGTTTTCGCATACTAAAAGAAAGAAGAATATATGCCGAATTATGGTATTAAGGTTGAGCCTGAAGACAGTATTACCCGCATTGGCGTGTTGCTGGCCCACGAGTTTATCCGCGTTGGCGGCAAGATGAACATCACGAAATCCACAATCACAGAGTCCCATTTTGTGATCCCCGCAGGGGGGCGTTTGGTGTTGGATAAGTGCGATGTGAACCGCACGGTGTTTAAAATCCACCAGAAGGGCCAGTTGCTCATTAAGTTTTGCACTGGTTTCGCGGTGTCGATCCGGGGCCTGGGGGGGCAGGATATTCCGTGGGATTACGGCCCGGTGACGATCCGCAGCAGTGATATTGTGCGCAATGGGGTTGAATTGTTGAAGCCAGTGCCTTCGGGGACGAAGCCGCCGAGTTTTGATGCGTACCGGGACCAGGACCGGAAGCCGAAGAAACCGCGCCGGAAGCGCTACAGCAAGAAGCAGGAAACCAACCTAAGGGAAAAGTTCGACGCGGCTTTCGAGGCCGCCACACAAGGCCAGAAAGGGGCTTAAAACATGGTTTACGAGGACGTCAACTGGGGCAAGTACAAGTACGTGTGCGTAGTGGCTTTCAGCAAGACAGGGAAAACCCGCCGGCTGCAGGTGAAAGTGGCAAAATGGTTAAAACCCCGTGGCATGTTCTCCCGACTCATCCAGCGGTATGTGCCGCTGCCGGTGAGCACCGGGCTGTTTAACGACGAAACATGGCAGTTTAGGCAGCAACAACTGGACTGGGCTAAAAACGAGTATAAGGGGAAGTTCGCCATGGTGCTGTTGATCCCCACCTATTTGCCTACCAGGGCCGAGAAGGAACAGGGCATAGGTATTGTGCCGGAGCTGCTCAAAAAGGCCGTCCTGGCGCTTACTAGCGGGGTTCCAGGTGAGGATATGTTCATTATCGGCACCGGCAACCGCCGGTTTGGCCCGGATTACGGGTTGGCGGCAAAGAAGATTGCAAAGGGGCTTGATTTACCAGAAGAGAATTTGGTGTTGACGGAGAATGATTTGTGGCCGCCGATGGGGTGCGGCCCGAACGGGTTTGTGTAAAACATAAGAACGGCCCCGCAGGTAGAAAGGAAAAGAAAGCCTGCGGGGCCTTGTCACATTGACCTCCCGGTATTAACCCCAGGGAATTGCAGCAACCGGCTTTTTCAGGCATTGGAGGCGAAACCTTAGAGGTCTCGTCTTCGCTGCCGCATTCTGGTTGCCCGCGGCCACAATTATAGCAGTTTGTGCGGGTGTCCCGCAAGTCTATGCCGGCTCAAGATTGCTTGCAGGGCACCGGATACCCTTCCTACACGTGGCAGGTGGGGGTGGCGCGGCCACACGTTACAAAGTTTTGGACACTTTACACCGCTAAGGAACGTCGGCTGGTGTGGCCTGTCCGCCGTGGCAATCGGAAAAAGTGTTTGCCGGTTTTGATTGTAGCAGATTGTTCCGCGTTGGTGTGGGTGCGGCCTGCGCCGCCCTGGGTGGTTTTATTGGTTTAAACTGTTAATTTTTGGGGCCTTGAGTGGGGTTGTGGCTGGGGTTTCACCAGCAATCTAGGGATTTACCACTTTTTACCACTGCCTATTTTTCCTGAAACCCGTCTTGACCTGGGCATTACCACTTTTTACCACTTACGAAAAAAAGTGGTAAATTATCTGGTAACCGTTTTTTGGGGGTCAAATATTTGTTAGTTCTTCAAACGAAATACACGTTTCCCCTGGTAGATATATATATAATAATATATATAATAATATTATTTATATATGCACTACCCGATTACCACATTACCACGTACGTACATAATAATACGCGCGTACGAAAATACGTACCTTAAAGAATACTAATAATCCTTAATTTTTCTTAAATGAGACACGTAAAAATTTTATATTTTTCTGTTTTCAGAAAAAATTGGCAAAAGTGGAAAATGGGGTAAAAATCGGCCCCAAAAACACCGCCTGACCTGCGGTTACCACTTTTTTACCACTTTCTGCCACGAACTGGTAAAAAGTGGTAAATTCTCCCGGCACCCCCTCTGACCAGGCAAAACGCCAATGCACCAGAAACTTATCTGGCACCCCCAAAACTGGCAAAAACCAAGGCGTGAACCGCCACCAACCAACCGCGGAAAACTAGCCAGAAATCAAGGCCCCGGCTACACTAGAAGCCATGGAGCCAAACAAAAAAACCTGGCGGGACGCCAACGGCATTGAATATAACCCGAACCCCGAACCACCCCTACCCGGCTATGAGCGAATCACAGACATTCTCGGCCGGCCAATCGTAGACGTCTATAACCCTAACCTCGCAGCAGAAAACACCGGCGGAGGTTTCCCCCGCAGCTACTACAATTACCGGGTTCTAGGCCAAACCACGCCGCAACCCGCCGCGGACAACCAGGATGCAAGGATTTTCACCCGGGCCAGGCACCAACTCCCAAACGGTCTCACCTTAACCATAGGCCCCGACCCTATGATGGAAGCTTTCTACCGAAACTTCATACGCTTTGGTTTCGACTCAGGGAACAAAACAATACTGGAAAAATACGGTCCCTCCAGCACTTACCTGGTGCTCACCAACCTGTTCGGCACCACAGACGGCGCCCCCAACCCGCGGATCATGGCCCACTCGGCGGTCTACAGCCTACTAAACCTTCGGAAAGGGGAAACCATAACTGATTGTTGGTGCATCACCATCCACCCCATTGGGGAAAACAACCTAGGCGACTACGAACAAGGAAATGAAGAGTTTTACCAGAAAATCCTGGAGCAGCACCAAGTAAACGTTCACCGTCTCGGCCTGGTGGACACAGACATTTCCCTTTTCGATAATGAACTCTGTGAACTATTCCACCCTGGTGTTTGCGATGATCTGGCAAGACCTGTCCAGGATTGGGTTGCAAAGGCAAAAACAAAATGGGAATACTTGTGGCATGTGAACACTATTTTTGTTGACGCCGACCTGGCGGACGCAAACCTAGCTGAAACAGCCTGCCAGGGGGCATCCACTCAAGCTTACTTACAACCCCTGCTGAAAACCCAACCCCTGCTGAAAACCCAACCCCTGCTGAAAACCC